CCAAATGAACTTAGTGAAGAACAACGGAAGGATTTATTTGTCTATGTTCGCAAATACTTAAAGGAGTCTCTGGGCCGTTTAGGGATAAATTGCATTGCTTCAAAAACTAGCGCCAAAAAATCTCTTCCTGAGAAGAAATATCCAGACACGGCTGGAGGAGCCATTGCCTGCTTACAGTCTGACTCTACTCTGGATGTAAAAGAAGCAACAGCACGGCCCGATCCTTCTGTTGAAGGCGTATGGGAAGTTCGATGCCCAAATGGGGATCGTGCTATTGTTTATCTTGCGGGTTATAAGGATCCGTTTGGTCAAATAAGATCTCGGAATGATTTTGAAGCAGAGACACAAGAAGACCGTGATTTTGCTATGGAAGATCTTAACGACAGAGCAAACGAAGAAATTGAAAAGACCTCCGATCTCGGAGATCAGATGCGCAACGAGGACGCACGGGCTGAATACACTATGGATCAAGTGCGCGATGCTAGGAAAGAAGCTTATCAAGCATTCCTTCAAGACCCCTTTTACCAACAGGAAGCACAGGACAACGGAACGACTTTAGAAGAGTTATGGGCGCAAGTTGGAGAGGATTTCACTAATGAATATTGGCAAGCTCATCGGGCTAGCTACAAGAAAGTTGACAAAACAGCAGCATGCCCTATCTGTAAGTCTAGCAATGTGATACCAGTGGAAGATTTGGCAGTTAAGACTGCTTCCGGGTGTGTGTTACAGGAATGCAGGGCATGTGGCTCATTCTTTACGTTTTAGGAATATAAGTAGAATGAAGGGTACATTTAAAAAGATCGCAACGGCTAAAATTGAAGACCCGACCTTATCACTACGGGATTGGGAGAACATCTATGGGCAAAATACATTTGGCCTAAAAACTGCTTCTAATCGTAAAATTGCAGCGGAAACTAGTAAGTACCTGCTTTCTCACTGTACAATCATGAGCAGCGTGCAGACTGAGGAAGACCCGTACGACTATCTCATCAGACCTGAGACATCTCACCTCGTCAATAACAATGACGATGCGTGGACGAATGAGGTCCTGAAATTATCCCATCGGAGTTTTGTTGGTGCATTCAATTTTGTCGAGCACTATCAGAATAGCGCCCATGCTAAGGGGCATATTCTTGATTCTGTCTTGCGCAAAGTAACCATCGGTTCTTGTTGGGTTTATTTCTGCGATATTCTTGTTGCTACAGATTTAGCACACACTCAACTGGTCACAGATATTCGTAATGAAAAAGTAAAATATTTGTCCATGGGTTGCGTGACAGATCTAGTCATTTGTTCTTATTGTGGTCAGCTTGTTACTGATGCAAGCACTTATTGCCACCATCTTGCTTTTCAAAAAGGAATGTTTCTTGCAGATCAAGATGGCATCCCAAGAAGGATAGCTGAATTATGCGGGCATAAATCAATGCCTAACGGCGGTGTTAAGTTTGTAGAAGCTTCTTGGGTTGCAACTCCAGCCTTTCCTGGTGCATCTATGCGTAATGTCGTAGACTCGTCTTGGGAAGGTCCAAAGACTAAATACACCCAAGCTTCTAAAGAATCTAGTCACTTTGCTAAAGCAGCATCGGCAAAAACCCAACAAGATAATGACTTTGAACTACTAAATAGTAGGTACAGGAATGACGCCGTGGGCAACGCGGCTCTTCGGAGAATACTTTAATGGCTAAGACCGTCACGGCTTCACAACTTCGCGCTGCTGTAAAAACAGCTCTTCAAAAGAAAGAAGCAGATCTTGACATGATGGATGACCAACTCCTCGGCATGGATGCAGAAATGCCTGCTGATACTATGTCTAACGACTTTGACATGCTCGCTCAGAAGCGCAACGATCTAGAAGATAATATCCGTAAGATGCGTGAGCGTATTGAGTTGATTAGCGCATGGGAACAATTGAAGAATGGCGATTGGTCCGAAGAAGTTAAAAATCTTCTTAAAGATCTTGATATGAACATCGCTGAAATCGCCGATAATTCCACAGGTGAAGTGGTACCTCCTGTGGGCATGGCAGCCCCGCCCGCCCCTGTACCACCAGTGGCACCTGGTGCACCAGCAGTACCTCCTGTCGCCCCACCAGCTCCCGAAGTTACAGAAGCACTACCTGAGACTCCACCAGAAGAGACTCCTGCAGTAGAAGTCCCAGAGGGTGGAGAAGAATTGCCCGGGACTACAGCTAGTAAAAAGAACGACTTCAGCAGTTCCAATAAGAAGGGCAATTTTGCCCCGGTGAAGAAGGAAGGCATTATGACTCAAACAGCAACTAAGCTTGCATTAAAGCCAGAACTTGTAGCAGCAAAGGCGGCTCGGGAATCGTTAGCAAAGACTCGTATCGCGGCAGCTTTCTCTATCGCCAAGACTATGCTTCCTGGAGCACCCATTGAAGTTCACCGCGCATTTACAGCATCCCTTCTACAAAACAGCACCAAAGTTCTCAAAGCAGCGTTGCGCCAGACGGCGGTCAATGCCTATAACACTAAACTTGCCGATGATATTAAGCGCAAGCATAAGATGGAACTGAACGATCTTTTGGAAGAGCCATCCGTGCTCTCCGGCCTAAAGCGCGAAGTGGAAACCGAAGTCAAGGGTGACGCTAAGAATGCTTCGGGAAAGCAAGCTGATGATCGCAAAGACGCTGGTCCTCAGAACGAAACCTACAACGATGGGCGTGGGTGTGGTGGTGGGACTCATACAGAACCCAAGGAAACCGACGCTGGCAAAGCTGGTGATCGCCCGGTTAATACTATTAACAAATCTGAAGAAGGCGACAAGGCCGTAAAGGCAGCCGCTGAAAAGTGCGCAGAGTGCAAGGACGGTAAGAAGTGTGCCAAGCATGCATCTGTAAAGCAGGCTCATGGCGAAGACTGCAAAGGTTGCGAGAAGTGCGAAGGCAAGAAAGCCGCACAATCTGCAATCAAAGCTGCTTCTGCTGCTTGCAAGGAATGTAAAGAAGGTTCCATGTGCAGTAAGCATGCTGCCGCTTCTAAGTACGCAGATGACATGCCTCCAATGGATGGTCCAGCAGAAGGCGTAGCTCCTGAAGGACCAGCAGGTGATGCTGGTGCAGCGCCCGTAGAAGAAGGTCCAGTGGGCGGTGATGCACCGTCTCCAGAAATGGGTGCGCCTGGTGCTGAAGCAGAAAGTACAACTGTCCTCACCGAAGAAAAGAAAATGGAAATGACCGAGAAAATTGACGAAGCTGAACAAGCCATTCAAGGTCTCTTGGCCGACATCGAAGGCGAGAACAACGCGGCTGAAGAAGGCGTTGCCGAAATGGCTGAACTGCCGGGCGGCGAAGTTGAAGGTCAGGGAGAAGAACTCAAGATTGAAGATATCTTTAATCAGGGTGAAATGGAAGACAAGGAAAGTTCCTTGGCGAACCAAGGCGATAATAGCGTTATGGCCGACGGAGACTCTGTTGAGAGCTTTTTTGGTCCAAGTGCGTCGTCAGAAATGGAAGCTTGCCTTGAACCACAGACCGCTTCTATTCAAGAGATGTTTTCTGTAGAGGGCAGTGACGCTGATCCAATGGCGGTTCTGTTTGGATCTACAAAGGAAGCAGGAGACGTTGCGGGAACGGATGTTCTTCCTTCCTTTACCAGCGAAACAGCAACGCACTTCCAGACAGATACATCCAAAGGCGATGGTCGTGATTCAGGCTCTGATCATGAGTCTGACATCTGGGCTGAAGCACTCGACTCTGTTAAGTTTGAAGACAGCGGTCAGAAGCGTGTAAAGCAAGATGAAACCAACGTTATGGAAGAAGCGCCGGAAGGCAAGAAGGCAGCACAGAAGAAAGCCGCCTACACTGGCCCAATTCGTCCGCAGGCACCAAAGCAGGCAGCAGGAGCTGATCTAGGAGAAGCTCTTCTGGGTTCGTTCTTTGGGGATGGTAAGTAATTCCGAGATGGTGGGATCAGATTAGCTCTTGATCTAGCTGGTGAGCTTTGAGAGTTTTCTACCCACTGAAAGCACCAGCAAAAGATTGACCAAGCGCCCTCAAAAGGGGCGCTTTCGTTTTGCTCAATCCCTTGACTGCAGGAGTTTGGGAAGCATCGAGGCCTTTTATACCAATTTGAATGTCTGTTTGATCCCTTCAACCTCTTGAAGCAGTCCTTGCTTTACCAGAGCTTGAATCGTATTCCTCTGAATACGCTTTGTCCCGCCAGAGACGATAAAGGCCATACCGTACCAAAGGACAACAGTCTTGTATTCTGAGGCTTGGATCGCACGAAGAGCTTCTTGTTGAATTTTGGATAGGTTGGACATGTTCTATTCTACGCTTTAATTTCATGGGGCGGGTATGAGTGTTGCCCCACTTTTGCTATTCCGTTTGCCCCAGATAAAACCGCTATTTCGCTAAGTGATTCACTAATGAATAAAATTTCCGTATTCCTGTCATTAAAATGAACGGCTTGCCTTCTTCTATAGTTCTTGCCTCACGGCTGAATTGGAATCGGGCAAATTCAAACCAAGCTGTTCTTTCAAAAGAGGGAAAATCTCATGTTGAAACTTGATTACTATGGTAGCAACGATGGAACTACAGTTCCAGACGTTGTTCTCACTGGCGATCCCGGAACGGATCAAGCAACATTAACTGCTGCTGGATATCTCGGAGGCCGTCTCATGGAAATTGAGGCAGTCGCCGTTAACCAGCCACAGGTTGCAGGTTCCCCGGTAATTGTCCCGTACAACGGCGATCAGTCATTACAGCCGCCTTACGGTGCATTGCTCAACGGTCCCGGCGAATTCGCTGGTGCAATTGGGCCTTCAGGATCTCGCAAGGCTCCAGTAGTTCGCGCCCTGTGGCGTGGATCACTGTCTAGCGAATCTTACGACACGACTGACGCAGGCTTTACAATGGGTCAGTATGTGTATGGCGGCGGAACTGTTCACAGCAATGTGGGCATGTACGCAGCCACGAACAAGGGCGCAAACTCGCCAGCAGTTGGCATTTGCACTCACGTCCCGTCCGTCGCGGAGCCTTGGCTCAGCGTGGCGTCGTTACTGTAAGGACGAAAGGGAAAAAGGAGAAAACACATGCCTAGCCTATCTCGTACACAACAGCAGACGGCCATGCTCGGTCAACTCTTGAAGACCGCAGGTGGACGTCAGAAGTTGGCGGCATCACTGGGACCGTCCCTACGCCGTCGTCGTGACTATATGAGCATTGCTCGCAAGGCTCTTATGGTCGAAACACTACCAGATGGCGCACTACCCATCTACGATAAGGAATTCGATACGCAGGCTGAAACCGTCGGAACAACGGCTGGTGGATCCTTCGTAGAAGCATTCGTAATCGGAGAAGAGGGTGGAGACGTTGTCCGTGTCACCAAGCCAAAGCGCGTCACTGTTCCGACGTTTGAAATCGCGGCTAACCCCATGATTCCAATTACTCAGATCAAGGAACGTCGTTTTGACCTTGTGGCTCGTTCTCTGAACTTGGCCAAGGCCGAAGTGGGCGCGCAAGAAGACGCTTACATCTTCACCTTGTTCGATCAGATCGCAAACGCGGCAGCAGGAAAGTCCACGTTCGATCCAATCTACAACCCGGATATCGCGATCAACGCACCCGTGGACATCAACTCTATTGCTGATGCCTTCGGTCAGGTGCAGCGTCACGACATCTCTGTGAACTTCATTTTCTTTAATCCGCGCGACTATACGGATCTGTTGAAGTGGACGCAGCAGAATATCGACCGTGAGACGCAGCGCAAGCTGTTGAAGACGGGCGTTATGGGTTATCTCTGGGGAGCAACGCTCTTACAGTCACGTCGTGTTGGCTACGGCTGCATCTACGTACTGGCGGACGCAGAGTTCCTGGGCGTCATCCCTGAGCGTATTCCGCTCACAGTCATGTCGGCTGATCGTCCTGACCTTCGTCAGATTGGTTTCTCGATCTTTGAGAACCTCGGCTTCCTCGTTTTCAACCCGAGCGGAGTTCAGCGTCTGACGGTCAATGGTCGCTTCAGTGCGGGCACTAACTACGGTGAACAGTAAAACGTTCGCTACCACAACTCAAACGGCTCCCGAGAAATTGGGAGCCGTTTTTATTTTTTACAATATCAAAATACCAATCGAGGGATTGAAAATGAAACTCTATCGTGTTCTTGTCGCTGTTCTATTATTAGCAATATGTTCCTTTGCCCAAACAGGCCCGGCTGGCAGTTCGATTGCATACGACTCTACCCAAAATTGTGGGCTGCCTCAGCTTAATTTCACACTTATATGTTATGGACCAACTTCAGTCCAAGTGTCTTATAACGATGCACCCTATTCAGTATTCGGTGCAACTGGGCCTCAAGGGCCAGCAGGACCGACCGGGCCAACTGGTTTAACGGGAGCAACAGGTCCTCAAGGCACTACTGGTCTCACTGGAGCACAAGGACCTATTGGACAAACGGGTGCGATTGGCCCAATAGGATTAACAGGCGCTACTGGGGATGCTGGTCCAACAGGAGCCACTGGCCCGACTGGCGCTACAGGACCCACTGGATTAACAGGTGCAACGGGTGCTGCCGGAGCTACTGGGCCAAAAGGAGCCACTGGTGCCACAGGTGCCCCCGGACCACAGGGGTTAACAGGTGCAACGGGCGCTACAGGACCCACTGGACCTCAAGGTCCTATTGGACCAAATTGGTCGACTTGTTCGTTTACAGTATCAAATTATACGATCAAGGGACAGACAATCGTTGGAACGCTTAAAGTGACTGGATGCTCTTAAGACTAAAGCTTCGTTTGTTATTTTTGATGATCGCAGCTGTAGCCTCGGGTCAGGTTATTGTCACAGGTACAGCTGCGGTATCCGGTTCGAGCCTGAAAATTTCTGGAGTTACCTCTAAAAGTGTTAAACTCACTTGGGGTGCGTCGCCAGCCTCTATACCGCCTGTAACAGTTACTGGTTATAATGTCTATCGATCTACCACAACTGGTGGCCCTTATCAGAAGATATCCCCGATTGCCATTCTGCCTTCGGGCAATCTTGTCTTTACGGACATCAACGTTAACCATGGCACGACTTACTATTATGTGACTACGGCATTAGGGAATGGTAAGGAAAGCATGTATTCTAATCAAGCCACGGCGTCTCCCTAGATAAGGAGGCAGATACATCACGTCTTCGAAAAAGAAAGACAAGGTACAAATCGCAGTATTCAATAGATTGCTGGAGCTTTCTTAAATGCAGAAATCCTTTGTTGTCAAAGCTACTCTGTGTATAGAAGAATGTCAGTTTTATCTTAGAGCTGGCGATGTCATCATGTACGAATCTGTGGGGCACCGTCTCACGGTCTACCGTGCTAATGAGATTGTAAAAACTTTGAAACAGACCCCGTTAGGTATCTCGGCGATGGTAAAGACTGGAATCCTTCAAGAAGTTATAGCACCTTCGCCTGTGGCTGTCCCAGCCCCTGCAAAGTTGTCCCCAGCAATCGAAGCCACTCCTCAAACTCCTCCTAAACCCTCAAAGAAGACAGGTCTTACTGCAGAGGAGTTTACCCCCGCAGTCAAGCGCGGTAAGGCTCAACCGAAAGAAGTATCTGTGGACCAGCTCCCAACTGCACTTCAAGAACTCGTTTAATCCTTTCTGTCACAGAACTTCCCGCTTTCTTAGTGAGGGGAATTCTCGGATGGATCGCATCTACATTTCAGCCAAACTTAGTCAATGGATGGACCCAACAACTCACAAAGTTGCAATTTCCCTGCCAGAAATTTTACAACAAACTAACAATTTCTCTGTAAAGAATCGCCCTGGTTGTACTCCCACATTACAGGATAGTAATCCCCAAGATTTATACCTACAATACAATGTAAAATGCCAACTTTCTACGAGCGACCCGGCTGGTCACGATGTGCGTGTTCATTTTGATGTGGATAAGGTTGAGGAAACTAATCAAGCTAAAGATTTAGACATTCGTTGTTCTTGTTCCTGCCCGGCGTTTCTGTATTGGGGAGCTCAATGGAATCTTCACCAACGGGACGGCCTGGAGGGAGAGCCGCGCCCAATACTTGCGCCTCCCACAGAACGATTAGATCTACGCTCGCATTTTGTTATCTGCAAACATTGCAAATCCGTAATGGAACGCATCCTGCCCGCTGTGCAGCACAATATTGTTAACATTCTTCGTGAAAAAGAAGTTGCAGAAAAGAAACAAAAGGAAGAGCAAGAGCCCGGACGTCTTAAGCATGAACAGGATCGCATGCGTCGTAAACAAGTGATCGACAAGATCAGAAAGACAAAGAATAAGAAGCTCCAAGAAAAGATGCTTGAGCAATTAAAACTTCAAGAAGAGGAACAGCTTGAGCACATTCAAGAATTGAATGAGGAAGAGAACAAATCTAAAGGTGTTCCCGAGCAGGCTTTGCATCATCATGAAGTTCAACGGGATCAGCCCGCTACATTACCAATTCAGGAAGAACATGCAAAAACTCCAAGTTGGATGAAGCTCCCTGGTGTATATCAATCCCCAGAAGAGAAGAAGATGTTAGAGGATCTTGAAAAAGAAGAGCTAAAGAAAGAAAATCCGAGCAAAATTAAACAGCTTCTAAATCATCGTAAGCAAACTAGCTTAATGGCTGCAGAAATGGCGGGAGATATATAATGTACGCCGAAACTAATGCGCCGTACCCTAACCGGGTTCAACTCGTTCTCGGTCCCACTAATAATATTGGCTGGGGCTTATTTTGGGGAGAATATTGGGGCAGCAGCGGTTCTTCGTCAACCACCACTGGCCCATTTTTCCAGAATGGACCTCTGGGCTTGTTTAACCCAAGTCGCGATCTCCAAGTTTATGCAGACGGACAACTTCTACCAGTGCAGACTTGGTCGTTTGACTCAACTTACAATCGGTATCTTCTCTACATGGCTACACAGTTCAATTTGCAAGGAGCAATTCAACTTGTATCCCACATGCCCAATCCTCCATTTCAAAGTGTGGAGACTAACATTATCCCCGGTTTTGCACTGTTGGCTAGTTACAGCACACTCGGAGATGGGATCTTATCGGCTTCGATGAATCTTGCGGTAGTGCCTTCCTCAACAATGCCATTTTCTTCAGTGATTCTAATCTGGAGCACTATAAATGTAGCACAAATTGAGATTACAACACCAGGTAGCCCTCCGCTGTTTAGCACAGGAAAAATTGCGACATCGGGAATCGGCATATATCCTGTGTCGGAAGGTTTCGCCTCTACAACTACATTTACAATGAATGGGTACGATGCTCTTGGAAATCCCATAGCAGGACTTCTTCCTGTGTCTGCAATCTTAACTATCATCTGATAAATAGAGGCACCAATGATTTCATTTGGACCAAAGATTCCATCACTTTATGTAAGTGCAGCGCAGGGTGACAATTACTACACTGTAGGTGAAGCTCTACTTCGTGCTTTGCAGACTCTTTTGCAAGCAAATGTCATCAGTGTGGTATTATCCACCCCTCCTTCTTCGCCTAACAATGGGAATACTTATGTAGTGGGTACGAGTCCAACAGGAGTTTGGGCTGGACAAGCCGATAATTTAGCCTATTGGTCTACTGATAATCCAACAGCTCCTTCTGGAGAATGGGAGTTTTATTCACCTCTTGCGGGATGGATTGTTGGCAACCAAGCCAATGGTCAGGCATATATTTATACGGGGTCAACTTGGGTCCAAATTGGGCCTAGCACCTCGTTTGCGAACCTTACCAGTGGTGTCAACAATTCCGCTGATATGACTGTGGCCAGTGGTGGGGTATTGACGTTTTCTGGGTCTGGTCAGATTAATGCTAATGCAATTTCTGGGATTGTTTCAAATGGTGCTGCGCCGTCCACTGGCATGATTTTGGCAGCAGTAAGTCCCACAACAATGGGTTGGGTGAGCCCCACCTTTGCAACTCTAACAAGCGGCGTCAATACCTCCGCTACTATGACGGTTGGCCCCGGTGCGAAACTTACCTTTAGTGGTGCAGGTTCCCCACCGTCAGAAGGTGAGGTTAATGCCAATTTCTTGTACGGCATTCAGATAAATAGCACAGCGCCAACCGCAGGTCAAATATTGACCGCCGTAAGTTCTACAGTGGCTGGCTGGGTAAATGCAGCTCAAGATATTCCATTTTATCAACCGGGGACATACACTGCTAATCAACAGTTGCTGAGAATTTCATTAACAAGAGCAGCAACATACCCCGCAGGATTAACAGGTTCATTGGCCACTTGTGATGTTGCACCCACAGGAAGTGTGCAGATTACTATCTATAAGGGAACCGCAACGTCACTCGGATCTGCTGTTGGTACGATAAACTTTGCGGCTTCATCTCAAGTTGGAACATTCACTTTAGCTTCCCCTCTTAGTATCAATGGCACAAGCGATGTGCTGTACTTTGTTGCACCGTCTTCTCCCGATGCGACGTTTGCCGGGGCGAGTGCAACACTTCACGGGTCTCGCAGCAATTAAATGTTTACACTGGTTAACAAAACGATCTATCAAAATCCGGGTAATGTTTTCACCCACACTGTGACACTTGTTAACCCGGCCAGTGTCAACAATCTTTTATTGATTGTTACGACTAGACCGAATCAAAACTTATTTTCCAGCACAACCGTCAGTAATGCTCAGCCTGTAACAGGCTTTCAGCCTTTAATCATAGCATCTGCGGGAGGAACTGCTCCGCCGTGGCCCTCAACATGCCCGGCTATGAATTCTTATGCGATAGTAGTTTCAAGCACCATCACTAGCGTTAGCTTCAGTCCTAGCATTGGAAATAATCCTGCTTCCATAGCAGTTTACGAATTTTCCTGCACTGATGCTGTAGATTCCCTTTCCAATAACGTCTTCCCCCCGATATTCGCTGGAGGTAATAGCATGGTTAGCTCGATAAATTCGGGCGGTGTAGCAGAAGGAAATGCTGAACTAGATAGCAATCTGTATTTTGGTATGATGTTCACAGGCTCAGTTGGAGAGTTTAGCGGTTTTCCTTCAAACTTTAATGTAGACCTGTTTTCTCATGGAACTCCATCAGGAGGATCCCCTCCACCTACTGACCCAAATAGTATGGCGGTAGGCTGGTACATTGGGAATGGAACACAAAGTTTTTCGGCAAACATTAGTCCCAATGATTTTTCTGCTGTTATCCTTGGAGGTTTGTTTGATGATTCCACTGGGTCACCTCCACTACCCCCGTCTGTAGTACGCCCAAGCGTGTTTTTTGTTCAATAATACAGTAAGATAGCATAAATCGCAACTACCAGATATTTCAATAGAACACACTTTTCCGTGTGAGGAGCTAACCATATGGCCGCAGAAACAGTTAAGAAAATCGCAGCAGCTGACGCAGGAGTGATCAACTCATTGTACGCCAGTGAAGTTACCCGTCTTGCAAAATCCGCAGGTGAGGTCGACACCAAAGAAGAAGGTCCAACCCCGGCTGACGCACAAGCGTTTAAGGATCACGAGGATTACATAAGCACTCTTGAAAGCGTAATGGCTGATGATAAGAAAAATAGTCTAAATGCCAATGATGCTCTGATTGACTAATCTTTTAGAATGAAGGGATTAGCAAGTGCCTACCATTACTCTAGAAGACATCCTCACCAATAAAGCGAAAGATAAAATGAAGGCTTCTACTGATTTGTCCAAAATCGCTCGTTTGTTTGAGGCGGGATCCATCATTTCCGATGCAAACGGCAGCATGTTTCGGGTGCGGGCAAAAACTGCCGGGCCAGGAGGGGTTGTCTTCAAACTTGCAGACATGCAAGGTAAGCCAGTTCCTACCCCTACTGATTTTCATCCTATCAATCATTACGCGGCAAAACTAGCGAAGTGGATGCGTTTTGTAGTTGCCTACAATGCGGATTGGGATCAGTACGTAAAGGAGTACATCCGAGCAGCTGGTCTCCCGGTAGATGAATCCTACAATTGGGCAAAGTGGTTTCAAGCTAAATTCCTCCCTAAACTTAAAGGTGATGATGAGGTAAAAGATGAAGCGATTCATCACACAATCGTCACGGCTCTTGCTCACCGCAAAGCTCTAGATCCAAACAATCCCTCGGGGTTTCAGAATGTCATCAAACGGTTCCCAGCGGGTGTCCAAAGTCTCCCACTAGAAAAACAGGTCACACAATTCCTGCTGACCCTGTTTAGTGGTCGTGTGCAAGAAGCCAATCAATTTATTGATAAAGTCCAGCGCCCGGATAGTGATTCTATAAGCGAGCCAACCAAGGATGACCCCAACGAAAATGGACGCAATGCTATTGATGTTCAGAACTATGCCACTCCATCTGGCGAACAAGCAACCAATTTTCGCATGGATATGGCAAAGTTCAGTAAGGCATTCGCTGGCTGGCTCCGCAAAAACGAGCATGGAGAAGCTGCAGTAAACTATCTCCATCTGTTGAACGCCGTAATCTATTTCGTTTTACATGCGAAGCAGGAACCTAAGATCAGTGACATCAGTCCATTGTGGAGTCGGTTGACTCAGAATGAGAAGCATCCTAAGGGTCTGGGTTTTGATTCTTTGAAGACATATTGGGGTAAGTTTGCCCAATTGGTGAAGAAGTTTGTTGAAGATTCTGCTGGAGAGTTAGAAGACAATCCTCTGGTAGCAATTGTGGAACGCATGCCCGATGTTAACAAGGCTATGCCAGCCAAAGCTTCGTCATTGCTGAAAGGCTTGAAAGTTGCGGACGTGGAGCAATGTTCAGCTAATGAGTTTTGTCCTCAATGTCATGCTGATGCGGAACATTGCAAGTGCCCCAATAAAGAGAGTCTCCTTGATGGAAAAACTACAGGAGATCATGAGGCAGCGGGCTTTGGAGAGAACAGTGACGGTCAGATCATTCAAGCCTATTGCCCACTCTGCGGTAGCTCTCCTGTATATCAAGAAGACCCGGCAGCAGGTGCTCCTACGCCGTACTATTGCCATTTCTGTAATCGTGGTTTTGATCAACCTAAGCCTCTGATCCCTGGTCACAGTTATGATCCTGAGCGTCTGAACAAGAAAGGCGAAGTGGACGCTGGTGGAGCAAAGTACGTGGGTGACAATGATCCAGAGAAGATGGGTGGGAAGACTGCAGACGACGTAAGTGGGGACTTCTCCGAAGCCAAAGCTGAGGTTGTCTCTCCTGACACGGTGGATAATGACATCAAGCAATCAACTGAACCTATCGAGAAGCAGGGTAGTGAATCTCTGGGTATAGGCGATTTAGTAGAACTCATGGGGCAAACTTATGAGATTGGTTTTATTAAACAGGATAATGCTAAACTACAAAATCCCAATACTCATGAACGTATTTCACAAGGTTATGCTTCAAACTGGATTCCTTTAAAAAATCTTCATTTTATAAAGAAGTATAATCCAGAAGCTGACCGTACAAAGCAGGGCCGACTTGACACTCCTGCTGTGACTTCAGATCCTGCACGTGCTCCTGGTGTGGAAGGAGATTTTGCTCAGGCTAAATCGAATACAGTTTCTGTGGATACAATCGATAAAGATATTCACCAACGTACTGTATCCCCGGCTGAAGCAGCCAAGGTTGCGTCTCAGGGCGGACACCCGCAATCCTGTTGGGGATGTGGTCCTGACTGGAGTCATCGCTGGCAGGAAGAAGATCTCGCTGCTGTAAAAATTGAAGGCGAGACTTATCGCATCTGCCCTGATTGTATTGAAGATGTAGGGCCAGAGAATCTAGAATTCGACAATACCCCTGATGAAGGATCTGATGTATCCGTATCCATAGACAGTTTGAGGCCACGTGAAAGCGCCATGGAAAAAGAGGCAGGGCCGTTTGATCTTCAAAATTCTCCGAGTGATTATAGCAAGGGTGCTCCGAGCAATGAAGGTCCAGATGAAAATCCCAACGAATGCCCGGAATGTGAACACGAGCTGCCCCATGATCCACGCTACGGTTGTGAACACGAGTTTGGGGACATGCCTGGTGGAGAAGGCGATTTCGGACCTTATGGTGCTCAAGCTCGCGGGCCGTGTGGTTGTATGTATGGTATCAAGACAGGCAGTATGCGTCTGGCAGCTCTAAAGACCGCAGTTCTTCCTCACGAGTTTACTAATGGTATCCGCTCACAGACCAATGTGCAGGATACTGGAAGGCTGGAGGGGGATACAGGGCCACAATCTCCAAGTGAACGTGATCCTAATTGGCGAGTTACTGGTGCAGAATGGGATCCAGACACCAAATCATATTCTCATCCTGACAATTGCTCGGAGTGTGGTGGTTCGGGTGTGAAATCAGCTCCTCCCGCAGCCGCCGATACAACTTTCCAGGGTGCAGGTCCATGCCCCGTATGCCAGGGCAGTGGAAAGATAGATAAAAAAGGTGCAGCGGCTCCTCCCTCCAACCCCGGCGTTGGTGGCGCAGCGGGCTTGACGCCGAATCAGAATCCAAACGCAAATATTCCCAATCAGAAGCAAGCTCCTCCCGTACCCTCTGATCTGGAAGAGAGAATGGACGTTTTGGAACAATCAAAAGAGAAGCATACTGTCCCACCCGATCTTCCGTTCTCAAAACTCCATCTGCAATCGTTGAAAACAAAGGTGCAGGCAGCGAGCATGATTGTAGCAGGCGCGAACCGTGATATCATCAAGAAGCTTGAAGATGCAATGATTTTCGATCGCGTGGGTTGGTCTGGGAAGTTTCAAGAGTACATCTGCAAAGAAACCTATTTCTACACTCATGGGCGGAACGAAGACAAGCTGGCTGAGGCGGTCAAGCGCCTCATCCCTGAGGCAGTGATTACAAGTGCTCGTAACTATTGGCATTCATGGCCTAAAGAAAGCTATTGGGAAGTTCGTTTCAAAGTTCCACCGAATTCTGAAAACACCACTCCGGCAACTACGGAAACCAATGAACAGGAGACAGTTATGGCAGAACCCAAGACTCAAGGTGCAGTTGCTTCGCAGAAACGAGCATCTGTCCTCGAAAAAATTAAGGCTCGCAGGACGGCAAAGGATAATGCTAAATGGGCACAGCTCCGCCGTGTAGCAGATGAGAATTCCCCCCAGGCGGCTGAGGCATTAGATCAGCTTGCGCAAGCGTTTGGTGAGCTTGCAGACCGCGTAGATGCTTTCCGTGAGAATTTGGATCTAGTTGATGCCCCGGTCACTGCATCTCTAAAGACTCGTATTGCTGCGAAGCGTGCATTGGGAACTCGTTTGAAGAAATATGCTGAAGAAAGTCCGCAGATTCTAGCAGATGCTGTGAACGAATTATTCAAATCCCTGGACGAAGTTGCTGCAGGTGTAGAAGCATTTGCTGATAACATGGGGATCGAACTCAATATGACCCCGGTAGAAGAAGCTTTTGTAGATGAAGGCCAAGCTGAAATCGAACATGGGGAAGAGATGGGCGAAGAAATGGCTGGTGGTGAAGAAAGTGAAGGAGCACTATCCCAAATACATGGTGACTTCGGACATTCAGTAGAAGCGAATTCCGGCTCCGGCGCGAAAGGTTGGACAAACGATCGCGATGAATCTGGGCAGCCAAAGTCACCTACCAAGGTAGACCAGATGCCTACGACTTCCCAAGGTCAGACACCGCCGAAGTAACTTGACTTAGCGTATCTACGAATTGTTTGGCCTCTGAAGTAACTTGACTTAGCGTATCTACGAATTGTTTGGCCTCAAGCAAACCAGCAGCAGTTATTTCACGAACTAATTTGATAGCCGGGATATTACCTTCATTCAGTAATGTGCGTCTGATTCCTAGCAGTTGATTTTTGGTAAGATCAGAGATAGAATTTGCACGGCCAAGATTAAATGCCAGTAGTGAGACTTGCTCCTTTACGTACTGATCCCAATCCGCATTGTAGGCAACCACAAAACGCACTACGCCCTTCGTCTACACCACGCTCGAAGGCGTCGCGCATAGCAGCCTGCATCTGTGTTATCAACACATTCTGTATGGTTTCAGACATCCAATTGAAGCTGCGAACAAGCTCGCAGAATTCATCGTGACGATTCATTTGTTTTCTCCAATTCTATTCTACTGCTGCCATAGCCAACTCGGGTAACTTCAACTCGGGTACTTCAACCGGAGGCTGCAATTGATGAACAGGTACAATATCGATCAGCTTATCCGCCTTGTGCCCGTTACAAATAGAACACATGGTCTGATAGTTGCTCATGATGTCTAAACCGCCCTTGGCTCGAGGTATGATGTGATCTTTGGTCATCAGCACTTCTTGCAAACCGCCGTCGGGCAAAAGTTTTAGTGCATACATGTTTAGATGCCAAGAGGATTGTTCCGTGTTCATTGCTCGGTACTCAGTCGTGTGACGATGGCCGTTTTCAGTCGGAATTTTAACCATCTTAGCACTACGCTCTTTGGCAAAGTATAATCCTTCCAGCCCACAACGAACACAGAAGTAGTTCTGACGGAACAGAAAGTATCTTTGAGATACCAACCTGATCCAGTCACCGTTGAATTCTCGTTTTTGATAAAGAAAGTTGAAGACATCTTCTCGATTGAAGATACCATCGCGTTCATAGCCGCCCGTAAATCCTGTAAATTTCAAAAGGAATTGACCAAAGCAGGGTTTGACATTGGCTTGCTTGGGCCAGGGTGGGAATTGAATGCTCAACTGCCGCCAGCGCGGTGGGTTTGGAAATAAAAGAAACTGAATGGGATCAGGCCGCGTCGGGAGGGCCACTCTCCGTTGCTTCTTGCTTTTTTGTTGCGGCAAGACTATTTTGTTGCCGCGCTTCTTGTGCTTGTTAGACATTTCCCTAGCTTCGGCAAGAACCCATCACGGTTCTTCGTGAACGTTTGTTCAGTTCGCACTGAATTCTCTCGGTGGGACTTATGCTTGTAAATCTTGTGCTCATTAGAGTGAAGCCGCCGCAGACTTGGATTGAATTTTGGATTCGAGGGCGGCAACCTTGGCTCTTAGTTCCTCGTAGCTCATCTTCTTTTCTGAGATCACCTGAAATGGCTTGTCCCACCGACCGATGTGAATGTAGGCGTAGTGACCAACATTGAAGTAATCGGACATAATGTCCGACTTGTCCCAGTTGCCGGTATTCATTGCGTCGCGAATCTTTTTGAAGATTTCCAACAGGTCGCCAGAGAATTGCCCTTCCAGACAGAACTCGTTTAGTTGGATGTAACCATTCGACCAGCTGCTGTGCCCAGAATGGGCTGCAAACAGATCAATCGGGGCGGCCATAATTCGAAGAGTAATGCTGGAGTGATGAACACTTAGACTGTACTTCCAGTCAGCAGGAATTACTTTCTTCAGCTCGACGACGATTTTTGCTTTCTTCTCCTGATTCAGGAACGCCATTTGTATTCCCTCCATTCACATGCTACGGACGGACGCTGAACTTCGGGTAGATTTAGTCCTTAATTTTGGTACGTGCGCCTCCCTGATTCTTACGTGCGCCTCACCTTCGTCTTTTCATTCAGAAACTTCTAGTACAGGTGCTTCCGATGTTCGGCGAGTACGATAGGGCTTGCGTTGCTTCGGGACTTCTGCATTGTTCATGAAAGCATCGCGCAAGATCCTGATCCTATTACGTGCACGATTGAATGCTGCTTCATCACAATTCAAGAATTGAGCGGCCTCGTTGAAAGTTCCTGTTGCTGCAATGGCCTCCATTACGGGGACTAGTTGGGGGTCATGCTTTTCCAAGAAGGTGGCGAATTCTCTTAGAAAGACGCGGTTTTCATGTTTGGTCTGCTCTTGATGCGAAATATGCATGAGATGCGAACTGTTGGTATGGACATATTCGTCATCCACAACCTCATAATTTTCGGGGTCTAATTGCGTGGATAGCGAATAGTTCCCAGGTCTACAAATTGGATTTTTGTTGCGCTTGCTCATGATCGTATTGAATCTGTTGGCAAGGCAATTGTTAACGTAGTTTCGGAATCGTTTCTCCGAGGCTCCATATTGGAGCTCTGGGTTAAACGTCTGAATCACGTCTTGCATGCCTGCCAACCGCCATTTACTGCGTTCAGGCAGGTACTTCATGTGCAGCAGCAACTCCATCTCCCAGTCCTCTACATCTTCGTCCACAATGTATTTATGCAGCCGTTTTTTGACCCAATTACGAATATAATGAGGCCAACGTTCCCAGAATTCTTCAAAATTGCGTGGCACGCAGAAGCCATCATCTCCAATGAAATGGTTTGTTTCCTGATCGATGGAAAATTTATCACCTGTGTATTTTGCATCAGTTTGCACGTTCTCAGTTTTGTGTTCTAAGACGTCGAGTATCAGGTCATCCACGTTATCTGTGTCGATTTTTACCGTAATAACGGGATCGTCAGAACGGTCAAGACGAGATTCAAGCTGAGGATCGCTCGCAAGGTTCCAGACTCCATTAGTATGGCCACCCGTTAGAGTTCCTGAAATAGGAAGGCCAAATGGCGGAACACCCACGATGCGCAATGCGTCGTTCCAAGGGATTACTATTGCATCTTTGTATTCTATTTTTCCTGCGATTTCTTCAACAAGCACAGCAAATCGAGGGAGAATACGACCTTCCCACAATTTCTTGTTCTTGCTGATAGCAAGTTCCTGCCAATAGTTTAATCTTTTGGCGGGTTCTAATTTCTCTGGATGCTCCCTGCGTGGCCAAAAAGTTCCTTCAGGAAGAGGGGTATAGGCAAATTTTAACAAAGCGGCATCCACTAACCCGCCTTGCAAATTGATTTTTATGGAGCGGTTCGGAGCAAGGACTTTGAAGACAGATGTAGCTTGAAACAAATCTGAAACGAACATTAAACCTCCACAAACGGATTACTGAGATTTTACAATCCCATGTATCAATATAACATTCTACGGGACTGCGGGTTGCTTCGGGTATGCTACTTTAATGGGAGCAGAAAAACTACTTGTTTTTGACCGCGACTTCATTTGCATTGACTCTTGCTTGCATGGCATAATCTACGCGAGCTTGCTTCTCTAGATGAGATTTTAGAGCAGCTTCCGCAGCTTCTGCTTCTAAAATATCCACCGGATCTTTAGTGAGATCAGCTACTTGTCGTGATTTTTCAGCTGTTATGCGCAGCTGTTGAGACATGGCGTTATTCACCAGGACATGTGTATCATCGCTAATCTGCTGGATAGATTCTAATTTGGAACCAAGTTGATTGTTAGCGGTTACCAGATCTGTTTTGACTTTTTCTACTTGTACAGCGGCATTGGTCGCCGCATTATCCGCTTTTGTCGCGGCTGCTGTCTGATTCTTTTTTAGGGTGCTAAGTCCAGTCCATGCGACAATCAAAGTAGCCAGACTGCTAATTATCACAGGAATTTCTGTCAGCCAGAGTTGAGCGGTTGTCATGGGTACAGCGTCGGGAAGTGTCATATTTCTCCTAGTCAATCTGTAAAGGGGTTAGAAAGTGCTTATCTACGACCTCGCCGTCCCACGCTTCTGTGCATGAACGGATTTTTCACTGGTATACCACCGCCCATTTGTGATTGCATAAGGACTTTATGCTGACGGTCTAAAATTCGTAAATCTTGAATCGATACTGCATCCACACTCATGATTGGAGCGGGATTCTTAAACATTTGTTCTTGCATGACTAAACTTAAGCCACTTGGATCTAGAGTCATGCGGCCTTCTTCGTTTAGCCATTTCAAGGCAAGATAAGCACAACCTTGCGTTGCATCCGACATGTCATCATGAGAGTCTTTCTCTAGTGGGGCTTCTACACGAACCTGATACTTGTTCGTATACTGAGCTTCCACCATCTTCATTTCATGGAGGTATTTCGGCACGTAGGGAAATGATACACTTCCTCTGTCAATATAGCCTTTAAGAGTAAAAGCCATCTGAGAGTTAATCGCCGAGGTTAGATTGATAAGTTCAACATTATGGATCTGATTTAATTCAAGAAATTGAATCAGAAGCTGGCCCCCGTATTGATCCGTTCCTCCTTTGAAACATGGCATGGCTTCGTTAAGGCGAGCAAGCCAAGCCACAACATCTTCTACCGGGAGGCTTCGATACCCGACATATTTCTTATTGGTGAGAAGAGGATCATGGATCCAGCGTGGAAATTCAAATTCTTCTCCTACCATCATGCGGTCTATGTAATCAAATACAAGTTTAATGCCTGTAGCTCCTGTGGATTCTAGATGAGCGATGGCTACAGCTGTGGCATCGTGGTCCAGGCCTAAATCAATCCACCAAAAGAATTGACGGCCAATAGAGGTGGTATTGAATGCTACAAGGTTCTCCCTTGCAGTTCCTGCTATGGGATTTTCACCTTTTTCGTCCCATTGACAATCAACGCAAGACTTTAGTGCCGCTTCAGTAACATAGGTTTCTGATGACTCTAGAAATTCACCACCGAATTCAGCTTTCCATGTGAGGGAATTCTTATCATATTCATCGCGCAGAACCTCTTCCGTAATGCGGTGATTCATTTCCGCTGTACTTAGTCGGAGAGTAAAAATTTTACTATCTGCTCCTTGCTCAAGAGCCATTTTGTGGAGATCGTACATCTTACCAACTTTTTTCCAGGGGCTGCTGATGGATAAGATGAGACGATCGATAACATCGGTGGTTTCGCCATTTATAGTTTCTTTATGAGAAAATTGGGTCGTGGACGGGGTGGCGGCAGCATAGACTTCATCTGAGGTGCTCCCCTTCTCAGAACGAAAATGGGCAAATTCATCAAAAGCTAAAAATAGAGAAGAAGGGCCACGAACTGCAGTTGTGGTACACGCAAAGCTCTGCACCTTTATGGTAGGTGTTACATCACGTTTCTGGCGGTCTGATTCTGACACAAATTTCATGGATTCATTTGAGAGGGTACGCAGATATGGGGTGAAAAATGGACCACGATTTATGTCCTCTTTCATCTTTTCAAACAAGCGATTTGCACCAAGGTCATCAGCAGAGAGAAATGTGAAGTCTATAGGTGAACCCGGTACGAGTTGCCAAAATTCTTGTGGGCTAAAGATATTCAACAACTGGTACAAAGCGTACCCAGCCATTGCCGATACTACTTGAGATTTCCCCCCACGACGACCAACTATGAAGCAGCCCTCATTGTAGCCGTCGCTAGATAGATCCTGCCAGTTGTCTACATTACAACGACCTTGATCGTGCAATATATGAAGAAACTCTATTTCACTGACTTCACGTTCTAGTTTCGAATGGAATTTATCCCACATGGGGACTACGACAGGTTTATAATCTAAGGGTACACCAAACATCACTTTAACAATAGTTCGTTGCGCTGGATATAGTTTAATGCCGAGACCTTGGGATGACTCGATAAAATCCGTTGCGTTCAATACAGATTTTCCACTGTCTACGGCAGCACGGACGATTCTACCAAAAGTAGAGTTAGCCGTTCTTTTAGAGAATCGTTCTTGTTTAGGCATTCAAATCCTTCACACTGTAAAGGGATTTGGTATTGGTCGGATATAAAAGAAAGACCCCACCGAAGTGGGGTCTTGTTTGAAACAGACTGAATTGCTACTTCTTGTGAATGTGATGCACTGTGACGAGGTTCTCGCAAGATGCAACACCATTACAGACCTTTGCATCCCACTGAGCCTTTATTCCTTCCGCAGTAGGCAGATAAGCAGCAACAGAACTGGCCTGTTTTGCCACCTTGTCCTTAGCAGCAACTTGGTTAGTCTGCAATTGAGGAATTAGAGTAACCACATCGTTTACTACGCCGATGATGAGATTGACCCAATTCGTAACCAGAGTAACAGTGTTTGGATCGACAATGTGAGCAGCCTTAAGAGCAGCGGACAAATTCGTCTTTACTGCTGCTAGAGCGGCTTGCAGCTTTGCAAGATCCGTTTGTGACCCAGAGGCCTCATAACCATTATAAGCTGTCTGGACTACAGTTAACGAGTTGATGCCGATAGTGGCAATCGAAGCGCAAGCAGTAGCATCACCCTGATTTTCGATAGCGATAGACGAACAGATTACGTTTCCGGTCTGTAACGCTAGATCGATATCCGATAGAACTTGGTTTACTGCGTTAGCTTGACAGCCCACTAGGGCTACTGCAAGTACAATTGCAAGAAATTTGCTACCAAAAGAACGATTCATGATTCACCTCACTAATCAATACTAAAGTTTGATTTTGTTCAAACAAAAAGAAGACCCGTCATAAAGACGGGTCCAGTTCTCTTCTACACGTGGTAGATGAATTACTTAGGTTTTCCACCGCCAGCATGTCCACCGCTTGCGTGATTAGCATGCCCTTGCGCCCTTTGTGCGCTCGGCTTGCTAATTGGCTTGGTGTTCTGCTTTGCATGTTCAGCATTGACTGTCTTGTTGTTTTCAACAGTCTTGTTGTTCACATGCTCGGTATTAACCGTTTTGTTGTTAACATGTTCATTGTTAACAGTTTTATCGTTATGAACACTGCTGCGATAGCCAGCATTATTGCGATAGCCATAGAAGTTACCACTGAAACGGTGACCTCCCCAGCCATGGTTGTATCCCCAGTGCTCCCAAGGTCCTACACCGATGAAGATGCCTCCATAGAAGTAGTCTGGGCCGTAAAACCCTTCGGGGACACAGGCATACGGTTCATAATCATAGTAACCCCATTCACAAACAGGGGGTTCGCCAATTTCAACGCCAACAGCAGGAACGCCGATACCGACGCTAACCTGTGCTTGTGCTGGCATTGCAAATGCGCCCATTAACAGCGCGAGAGCTACAGCAAATGTTGCCAAAAATGTTTTCATTTTGTTCACCTCTGTTTAATACTTTGAAAGTTCAGAGATTGAGATAAACTAATTTGTTTACAACAATTTACGAAACTTTACACAGTAGGTTTAGTACAAGGTTTAACGTAGTGTTTAGTGGAAGAATTCTTCGCCTATGACATCTGCCTTGCAGCATGAAGACTGACCAATGGAGTACTCGCCCATTGTTACGGTTCGGCCACATTTGCCGCATACTGCACCAGGATGATCTTGTTCTATTTCTGTTGGGGCTGACTTAAATTCTCCAGGTTTGGGGCGTTCAATATACTTTCCGCCGCTAGGAGAACTTTTTTCTTGAGGAGGTTTTTCGTTGAACAAATGTTCGTGCAAAGATGGATTTAAGGCAACCTTCTTTTTAACATCCCAAACCAATCCACGCTTTGTGAGAATTTCCAAAGCACCCTTATGGGAGGGATTAACTAATAAACGAGATGCTGCGATCTTCAGTACCGTGTATTCACTGGAGCCTTTCTTAAGTGAACCAGATACACGAACTTCTTGAACATCGCCCGTAGCACGAAGACCAGCTTGAATTAGTGGTTTAATGATCTCACGACGTTGAACTTGAACTTTATTACGGTTGCTGTAGCCTTGAGCTGGCCCCTTCTTCCAATCTTGACCTGTTTGACCCGAAGGAACCACATCAAAGAATCCATAGCGCGATGTAATGCTGTCTTTGTCATCGTAAATCAGGTGCCACTCATCAACGTAAGCTGTATCATGCTGTCTGTAGGATCCGTCAGGAAGTTCTTCCCCACCTGTCCACTCTGCGTATTCTTGAGCCGCGCGATCTAGTTGAGCATCATCACGATAGGTTATGAACAGTTTATAGCCAACGTTCTCTAAAGCACCAGCCATTTGTTGTGGATCACCTTGCGCACCTGAAACAGCAACAGAATTCTGAATACGATCGTTCTTCTTGTTTTGCTTATCCGCTTGATCTTGTTGTGCGTGTTCTGCGTCATCGCGTTGTTTGATTTCTTGATTTTTGTTCTCGACTTCACCCAGAGAACGTACATCAGCAGCTGGTACCTCTTTTGTTACCTTACCATTGGAGACAGTGACCATGTCACCATTGATGGCTTGGACAGTTCCCTTTAGTGTCATACCACCCAAACGAGCTTGAACTTCATCTCCAATTTGAAATGACGGAGCCATACCCGGTGCAGTCCCAGTTGGTTCGGCGGTCTTCATGGCTGATTGCTTAGTCTGACCAAGTCTGCTGAATCTGGTATCCAATATTTTTGAAAGAGACCCATCACCTAGCAGACCAGTTTGCCATTTGCTAGTTCCTCGTCTCAATCCCCAAGAACCTTCGTCCTGACTAAAAAATCCTTGCCAGCCGCTTGGGCCAGAAAATAGATGAACATCTGATTCTTCTTCATCATACTCTGGACCTTTGAATCCGTGGTTTAAAAATTCGTCGTCCGGATGTTCCTCTTCTCGTGCGGTTAGAAATTGATTGAAAGCAGAGGTCTTGGCGGGGGTAAACACACCAGAATAGAATTCTGAATCATCTGCGGAGGCTTCTTTGGATTGTGCTATTGCTGCAAGATGGGTGAATGAAAAGAGAGAAGATTCGTCGTCAGCTTGCTTGGAGCTGAAGTTTGTGCTGCCCATCAAATCCTGCCACTGATTCGTGCTCATTAGTACCCTCTATTCTCTAATCAGAAAGTTAAAGTTATAACCAGCGTCTTTGCACGCCTGCCTCTTAGCTTTATTCATTTCCCAATATTCTGAGTAGCCGTATAAAGTCCATGTAGACTTCACTTCCAAAATAAGATTAAGATGTGGGATATAGAAATCTGGAAAATAACGGCGCTTCCTGCCTTTTAGCTCGTACCAAATTACTGGAACCTTGGATTGACTTGTTAATATTTCTTCCTCCAGGATACCCTGCTTTAGCAGTTCCGAAACAACTTGAGGTTCATACCCTTGAAGACGGGTTATTTTTCCGGAAGGATAAACAAATAATTTGCTCCGAAGAGAACTTCGCTGTTGTTTTTCTAAAATGTGAGGAACCTGCATAGGGTTATTCACTCCAAACTTTTCTTGGAAGAATTTTTGTACTTTTGATTGGAAATCTTCCATCAAAAATGGGCATGAGCAGCCATAGCGTTCTTGTAAAGTCTGAATTTTTCTTTCTTTAACTTCACTAAGTTGTGTTGGGTTAACAACGCCGTATTTTGTGAGGAAAGTTCTCCGAAGTTTGTCTACAACATCCTTTGACTGCATAGCATTTTTAACCCCGTAGCGAATCATCGAGGTATCTTGCATCTTTTGAATGATCAAAGGAGATTTAGCTGGTACAGTTACGCCGTAGTTCTGAAGTAGGGTAGCCTTGGACTTTTCTCTAAAATCGGGAGCTTGGAAAGCTAGCACCCCATATCTTATAAGTGAGGTTTTCTTTCTCTTGTCTAGAATGGCAGAACATTGTGAGAAAATTCTAGAGCAGCATGGTCGTTTTAATTTCCCGGCTGTGAATTGGGCCGTTTTGTTACAGCCATAGTAGCACAACTCAGAATCACTCGGATTCTTTTGTACCACACACGAATTCATAAGTAAGTACCATAGAATCAGTATCTATACTGGACGCACGAACAAAAACTTCATAAGAAAACCCGTTTTTCACACCCTCACACCAAACACAAGATTGTGCCCAAGAGTCGTCTATAGCACCTTGAATTTGAGAATCCGTGAGTTTTTCTAGTAAGTATTTGACACGAGATGCGGGGTCTACCAGGCTCATGTTAACGGCCATGAAACTTGGTTGAGCCTTCTCCACTTGTGCAAGTTGAACTTCCCCAACACCAGGTATTTTATCCATTAAAGGTCGAGAAGTTACTTTGAATCCTGCAACAAGAGTAGCAGCAATCTCACCACACACTTTGGTTAAGAATTTTGTAAATTGGCCAGCTTCATCTTCTGCTGCTACCTTGTGACTGACAATGGCCAGGGCTGCGCCGTCCGGACCTGCATCGTAGTTCTGATAGAATTCGTCGGTAAATTGAGGCCCTCTGATATCTTGCTCGCGTCTTAGAGGAGCACCTTCCAGCACTTCCGGCTTACCGTCACGACCAATTCCCGCGCCAGCTGCTGGAGACGTGCTGACATAAGAGAGCTTGGTTGTTTCTAAAGATCCTTCCACCGCTGCTGCAATATCGTTATCGTAGCCTTGGGAGATATCGATGTCCTCGATCATCGGGGAGTTATTAGCATTCGGATAATCCACCAGTTCATGCTGGAGTTCTGGGTAGAACTCGCGTAGAGCTTGACCAGGGAAGTAGTAATTGAAGCCTGCTTCTTTACCTTCTTCTACGTGACGAATCTCCCGTTCAATCTTCTTGCGTTCTTCTGGATTGCCATCGCCGATAGACTTGCGTTTCAGTGCGTCAATCTTCTCTTGTTTGTCGGCGCTTGCAGCCTGTTTTGCCATCTTCTCTATATTTTCTTCCACGACTCCTTCCTCATAACCGTTAGTCAATAAAAATTGACGAAGAGCTTCATAATCAGGAGACGTGACGTGTACTCGAAACATCTCTTCCGCAGGCCATTCTGCATCGATTTCTCCCTTTATTTCTGGATGAGATTGCAGATATTTTAAAACATCTGTTTTTATTTCAGTAGAAAATTCAGGATTAGAGGCAAAGTCTGGGCTACTATGAACTGTATCGTCCTTACTTTGATTGAAAGTGCTTGGGGAGCATTCCTCACAGACTCCTTCAGGGCATAATTTCTTCCGTTTGCCGCAAAAGCCGCACTCCCCAATGGACGGATCTGCTGCGGAATCAGAGGCGAGATCTGCCTTGATCGCTGAGATCTGAGGAGTGTGAGCATCGATGTCAGTCCCGCCCATTGCACCACCCGCGCCGTCGTTGGTGATGGGCGTAGAGCCTTCTTTATATGGACCTTCCTGCAGTTCAATTTCGCATTCTTCGCACAATCCTGTAGGCTCTAATAATCTAGCTTGATCGCAGTTAGAGCAACGTTCGACATTGGGGGAATCCTCTGTTGTTTCATAGCTAGGGGTATCTACACTGTAATTGCCTGGAGAGTTTTGTATTCCGAACGGGCCTGCTGTTTTCTTAGAAGCGACACGAGTCATCTTAGCTTCAGTTTCTTTGACTTTCTGCTTTGCGATGTTGATGATCACTTGACGACCCTGGACCTCATCCTTGGGGATTACGACTTCTTTGCTTTCCACGTTGCCTACGCCGGGAACATGTTCTTCTGCAATCCCGTGGTCCTTCTCTACACTCTGCACTTCTTGTTCCTTTTCCTGAATCGATTTCCCGACTTCGAATTCTTTCTGCGCATCTAGAGATTCGCGCATCGCGTTCACGTTTGCATCTTCAGCCTTCTGCAGATTACCAGGGAGAACTGCAACACCACCGTCTGCTTTCTTAGCGAATGGCTCCATACCTTTTTCTTTGCGAGTCTTTGCGCAGGAGTCGCAGCATCCCTTTTCAAGAGCCTCTGCATAATCAACATGATGCTCACAATATTTGCACTTAGCTGCTCTCTTTTGTACCGATGCTGCTATCGCTCCCAATTCAGAAAACAGATCAGTGGAGCTGTTGTCAGATGCAATTTGGCTGTCTACTTGAACAGGGACGTCGTGAGCTTCTGGAGGGTCGGTAATCTGGTCAGATTTCGGTTGCTCCCCGTTGTCGCTTTCACCTTGGGAGACTGGGAATTCCTCGGCAGCGATTTTCTGAGTTACCAAACCTAGGTCCCAATCGTCGCGATGACCGAGGACGTGGCTGCTTCCACTTGCCTGCTGACCTGCAAATTTGCTGAGCATCTTTTTTAACCTTTCCGATGATAATGGCCGCACTTCGTGCACCGCTCCCCACCCACTGCTCGGTTACAGCCGCACTGATAACATCCAGCTGTCTTTCCAGCGGCCTCCTTTGGCTTCTCTTTACCTTGATCCGGGGTAGAAGATGATTCCTGAGACTTCGTAGCTTCGTTTTCTAATGCTGTCTCTTCTGAGCGTGCTTCGCTATCGCTGACGCTCTTGGTATCCTCAGGTTCGCTGGATGTCTCGTTTGTAGGCATTGCACTGCCTCCAACTGATGGCTGAGAAGGATTCTTATTATCTCCTTCAGCATCTGCTGGAAGTTCAATCATAGGCTGTTGGCCCATGTCCTGGAGAACTTCACCAAGGATATCGTCATTGTCAGGAACTGAGGATGACCTAATTCCTCCATCTTCGTCAGCGACTTTACCACGAAGCTTCTGGAGCTTTGCCTCATGTGCTGCTTTGCTGCTCAAACTCTTTTTGGATTCAGCACGCTTGCGAGCAATAATTTCACCGCTCCATCCGCTACTTGATTCCACCTCGAAATCAGCGTCAGCATCGAACGGTGCGGAGCAACATGGATCATCTGCATCAACTGTGCACCCACAGTCAAAACATTTGCGCTGCTTGATCCAGGTTTGATTGTCCTCATCCCAACGCGATTTCTGATTAGGGCAGCCTTGTTCATGACAAGGAATCCCGTTGATTCTAGACATTTGGCATTGATCACAACCGAAGGCAACTTTCTTTAAAGATCCGGCCTTGGTCGTAATGACTTCCGTAGAACCATAATGGCTCTTGTAAGCGCCATTAACTAAGCTCTCCAAGAAGCGCAAATCGCGCATCAAGTCACCCATATTGTATGGACAGGACTCTAACTTGTGGCGAATTTCGGCACGATCATCGCCTGTGGCTAGTTCCAGAGCCTCTACGTACTTCATAGCATGCTCAGGGACCGAGACATCCTTGGGCTTTACCTTACCTTCAGTTGCAGCTGGCTCGGTGTACCCGTCTTTGATCTTTTGGTCAGCAACCTCGCGAGCTTTTCTAACAGCTTCCGATTGGCCAAGACCCTTTGCTTTTACACCTCCAGAATTCGCCTTGCCGCGTGGGCCATTCTTAAAAAGGACATCAAAAAGACCTTTTTGCGAAGAAGACGGTGCAGCCATAATGCGATATTCTTTATCTGAACCATCCTTGGTGCTGTAAAGAACGATTTCGGAGACGGGAGCATTGGATGTAGCAGGAGCTCCAGCCGGAGCTGCTTTCTTCACACTTGCAGTCTTGCCCTGCATTAGATATTCAGCTGCATGGGCGTATTCTGATTTTGGCTGAAGCTCAGGATATGTCTTAGCCAGCTTGCCTGTAATCAACATCCGGTCCCCAACATATTCCACCAGGCGACGGAATCCATAGGTGCGCTTCGGATAGACGTTGACAAGACCCGGCTCGCCGCCTACAACCGCCACCGCGCTTGAGATATCCTTATGATGACCCATGGGAGAAGAATTCTCCCACATACCATCAGAAATCTGGCCTGTTAATTCGCATTCCCAGAGCCATGCCTGTACGTTGTTCTCGACGTGAATCTCTTGCTGAGCTGCGGTCTTGCTGGATTCCTTTCGCTTCGGCGTACCATCCTTGTTCAATTCAATCCCAATGGGCTCCTGATTTGATTCGTGATTCTTGGCCGCATCCGCGTTAAACTTCTTGTCAGAGATGGCTGGGTTCTTTTTAGCTGCTTCTGCTTGAGTTCCCGGCCCCACATTCGTGGTACCAGCTGGAACACCGTGCTCGGATTCGCAAGCTTCTTTACTCTGAGGAGGATTCTGGCAAAGAACACCACCTTCGTGTGCCCATTTTCCGTTGTTGTTCTTGTACGGCTTTCCACCTGTCTTGCAATAAGAGCATTCTTTTGCAGCCAATCTTGGAACTCCAGGCTTTGCTTCTTCATGATGTTCTTTGCCCGCCTCGCCAACGGTCTTGCCCCCGAGTGCTTTGGTCATGGCAATATCTAGAGCTTCAATGACGTCCGCCTCAGGAGGATCTAGAACTTCCTTGGTGATTGCATCAGCATTCTTGATAGTGAGACTTAACCGTTTGCGAGGACTAGCAACCTTACTGCCAGCCGTTTCGTTCCAAAGAACTGGGAAACTCTTGAGGGGTGATTCAGTGATTTCTGGCCATGGCAACTTTGGAGTGATATCTGTCACGTCCAGTTTGTCGGTGCTGACGTCATTCATCAATGCATCGAAGGCACTGGACAGGCGCGGATTGTAGTATGCCCCAAACACTAGATGACGCAAGCGATCTGCCAGGACTACATCATCCTTAGTGAAGTGGAAACTGACATACTCGCGCTTGTTGAACCACTCAGGTGCGAAGAGAATTAACGTCTCAAATTTACCTTCATCAATCTTGAAGAGACGATTTTTGACCTCTTCCATGCTGGCGTCGCTGTACTCATCAAACTCATTGACACCGATGTGCTTCTCGGTCAAATCTGCGATTTCTTCCCCCCCAAATTGCTTAACCAAGCAACCGTAAAGGAGAGCTGTTGGGAATCCCTCCAACTTGTCTGCAATCTTAGCAGGGATTACATAGATTTTGCCAATCGCGATATTCTGTCTGTATCCATGATAGAAAACTTCAAGACTTTGGACATTGCCCGAGGATCGAGCTTCCTTCTCGCCTGCTTTTACAGCTTCGACAACTTTTGTAAGCAGACCTTCATTGACCTGAAAACTCTGCCAGGATTTTAATGCTACTGTGCCCGATACGCTCATTTTGGCCCCTTGTCAAACTTATCTAACTCTTGTCGCAATTTCGGTTCTGCTGCAGCTAAAGCATCCGAATATTGGAGCATAATATTGTTAACCATAGCTTTATCTAGATTGCATTCTTCTAAAGTCTTTTTGAAGATGTGAACAATCTCCGTTAAAACAAATTTGAATTTCGCCCCATCAATGTTTAACGAATCTTTCTTCGTCAGTATGTCTGTATCGTTCAGCTGCTTTGCTAAAGCTGTGAGAACTTTTACTTGCGTCTCCCAACCTTTCTGTTTCCATGCATCCTGAACATCTCTGCCACCACGAACTGAATCCCTAGCAATCTTACCCAGCTCTACCGTTATAAGACGACTCACCTCTGCTGCCGAGCAATTAGGATCCTCTAATTTTGCTAAGATCTCATCAAACTTATCAGTGATGTTAACAGCAGGCTTTTCAGGTTGCTGTACACCACCATTTGGGGCTACGAAAAATTCCTCGCTTTTTACCTCTTGTTCAATTTCAGACATGCAATCCTTTAATCGAATTAGATAGTGCCCATGCTAAAGGAGCTTCCCATCTCGACATCCATCTGACCGGAAGATTCCTTAATGTCGATATCTCCTGCGTTAATCGGGTATTCACCTTCCATGTCAAACTCTGCGAGCATTGCATGGCCATCCTTCGGGGCACCATCAGCAATCTTGTGATTGCTGGCCTGCCGTTCCATACCAGGAAAGGACAATAGTGTTCCTCCTGTTAACCCGCAGTGCATTCCTTGGCGGAAAACGCAGGTGGCACATTTGCTCGCGCCCACGATTGCGTTCTGTACTCCTAACTTCTGTTTCAAAAACCGACAATCGATTTGAGACAACGCAATTTTGGTGCTGTTCTTCTTCAAACCTGCGATGAACTGTTTTACAGCGTCCCCTGCTTGTACGGAGCCGATCTTTCGGGCTGCTGCATTGTAGATCTTTTCGATTGTGTGCCCTTTTTTATGGAGAGCTTCTACCGTCGATGCATTGAAGCTGACCTGCTGCTCTTTCGCTGATGTCTTTCGGTTGTACTTATCCTGTACTGCCGCAATACTGCTTTGGCGAAATTCGGAACTCGGTAGAGTTTGTTCTGCACGAACTAACTGACCACCCGTTTGTTCACCTGCTGTCTTTCCACGCAGCTTGGTTGCCTGCTTACGTTCTATTTCACGCTGTACGATGCGTATAAGAGCCGCTTCTTTATGAGCCTTTGGAACCCCTGCTGTCATTCTATTGAGGGAAGAACGAAGCTCCCCAGCCCATTCTCCAACTTTAGTCTTAAGTCGTTCGTAGGATTCAGGCTGCTTGGGCATGAAGTGGTTCGGCTCTAGATTATTAAATCCTAGTAAACCAGACATCTGGTTTAGATATTCTTGAGACATCTGACGATTAAAGAGAGGCTGATTTTCGGCTGTTTTGATCCTTCTGCCTTTTTTAGAAGCATTCATTGGCTTGCGAGCTTCTTGCGGCATCTTCATTTGTGTGGGCTGCGCCGACTCTGACAGGTTTATTTCTTCCCAGTCTTTTGTCGCTAATTGCGAAACGTCTACAGGTGTTTGTTGGAGAAGTTGATTGGCTGCTGCAACAGCTTGATTTTTATCCTGAATATCTTTACTATACTCACCCTCGATGCCCATTAAAGATACACCTCTGGCGTCTACAATCAAAGTGGCTTTGGATAATGACTGACCTTTTTCAGGCCCAAATTCCTCAAGTTCTGGCCAATTTATAACCGCCACTTCCCCAATTAAAGGTTCGGTACCATCTGGAAATCTTTCGGCACCTGCAAGGCCGTACCAATCTTCCTTGGTAAATGGACGAAGTTTCCCACCCGCGAATGCTGCTTCTGGCGCTTCTACATCGATTGGTCCGGCTGTCTTGGTACTTGCTTCATGCTGTTCATGCTGTCGAGCTGAATAGGGCGCACCGCATTCTGTGCATTTCTCTTCTTTATTGGGAGTGAATTTGTGGTAACCTTTTGTCCAACCACCTTTGCTGTCTTCAGAACCTAAAGTGTGGCGATGAGCGGCATCAGAACCGCTTGGAATAGATGGGCCAATTTGGCCTTCTGGTTTATCTTCAGAACGTTGTTTGCCACACCATCTACAGGATTCACAGCGTTGCGAATTGGTGTGGGAACAATCTTTACATTTCCAATCAGGAATTTTAGCTTCCTTCGGCCCAGCAGCTAAGTACATCAATACGCGAGCAATCTTGGACGGGGCATGGCCTTGTTCCAGCAACTTAGTAATGTAGCGCAAGGTAGCCGCATCTGTAACGGGCTTCTGATAGATGTCTTCCGCTGTATTTCGCGCTTTGTTTGGAGACATGAGTTTCTCCAACTGCACACTGGCATTATCAGCGATCTCATTTACGAAATCGCGATCATGGGCTGCCATACGACTGGTTGTGGTTGGCCCATCGATGCCACTATTCTCATGTGCCTCTTTTGCCTGTCGTTTTTCTTGCGCGGCTGCACGAGCAATTTCTAAACGTTGCTGCCGATTGGCTACTTCGCGTGCTGGGGCATTAGCGTTGTGGGGTCCCCACACAGGAGTGTTGTGTGAAGTTGCACTTTCGGAAATTTCTTCAATGAAGTCTTCATCGACATATTTATCGGTGCGCTTGTTCCATTCTTCACCAGAGGCAGCCGCACCTTCAAGATCCAATTCTTCCCATTTTGGGGATCTATCATCCAGAATTTCATCGATAATGGAGCTGAATACGTGTTTCTTAGTTTCTGCCATGATTTATCCTTAGAGAGTTAAGTCCTGTAAAACATCCTCGAGGAATCCCATAGCGTCGTTTTTAGGAGCAGGAGCTATGGAACTTCCATCGTCCACTTCATCAACTACAAGTTTAATTATCTTGTTTCCTCGTACTTGCCAAAATTCGTTGCGACTAGGACATGCCCATGTATTCCCGGCAACACGCTCCAGCCCTAAACGAGCAATTTTAGATTGTACTTCCGGAGAAATCTTGGTTTCGCTTGAAAAATGATTACGATGGATGACTCGACCCTGTTCGCGGGGTTGCGCCAAGCTGTGTGCAGCGAACTTGGGTTCTAGACTAGCAAATTTTCGCATCTAGTGTTCCTCTTCCTTTCATTGTATGGGTTAGAAAGTTAAAAAATCCCAATTCCCACCCCTAAACAGGGACTTTGTTTGTTCCCCAACTTCCGATTGCTATTATTGAGGTCCGCATGCTTGTAAGAGACATTTTAATTTTTGGTGCTGCATATAACCCTGCTATCGTAGTAAATCCTTTGACGGGATTCTATGATGGCCCCTGGGTTGACATTAGCAATTTGGTGGCTTTCTCTGTTCAAGTTTCTAACCCAGGAAGCTCGGCTACGTGGATTGAGGTTTCTAACGATCCTAATGTTCAATCCGATGGACCCAGTGGCCAACTTGCTGCACCTTCAGCTCCTACTCTTTCTCAATTTACCTATAACACAGGATCTTTAGGAAATACAGGTCAATATCCTCCAGCGGTTGGCGGCCTACCTGCGCAAGCCTTGAGCATCAAATTGACTTACACAACGCGCAATCAGCTTGTTGTATTACCGACTCCACTCTATAGCTTCGCTGTGGGTGAAACACTGCCAAGTGCTGCCAGTGCAATTTCAGTCCTTGCGGGAAATAATTGCCAAGTGACTTCACCCGCTAAGGATGCTCTGGGCGTTGCTACAGGGTATAACGTCTATGCTCAACTTGGCGGTTCCGGGCCATATCTTCTCCAAAATGGTCGTGGTGGACCAAATGCCAGCAATGATCAATTTGTTTACGATGGGCCAATTCCATTAGGTACTCCTTTTATTATGAAAATGGGTTATGTTGCAGGAGGAGTTGCGACTCCAACTTCTGATACATCGGGTGGTCCGAATGCTGGAGTAAACATTTTGGGGGCAGCTTCTGGCGAGACCTATTTATCTACTTCAACAGGGTACACAGATTCTCCAATTGCAGTAATCCCAGACAATACTAGCGTTAATGTAATTGTGGCTCCATCTAGCATGTGTTGGAAGTGGTTACGAGTTCGAAGTAAGAATTCACCTTCTGGCAGTCCGCCTTCGGGTACGCAGGCTTGGCTAGTGGGTCAGCATGGATAATAAGGAGATTCTCACCCGCGCAACCTAGAGAGTCTCTTGATTCTCTTCATTAAAGACGGGGATTGGTGGCCGGGGTGAGGGAACAACCCTCCGCTTGGCCGGACAGGGGTAGGGTCACCACCCTCGCAAGTTTGTAAAAGATTTGAACTTTCTAATTCTCTACTTAGAGGAGCACTAAACTCATGGCTACACCAACTTTGCAACCTTTTACAGCGCCTGCAGCATTCCCGAAGTTCACGCCACCCAACACGTCTCTTTATGGTGGTGGTCCTTTCGGTGGAAAGACAGGCGGGAATAACCCGACTGGGTACGATGCCAACGGCTACAATAAGACACATGCGCATTTAGGTACGTTGCCACAAACCGGGTTAAATGCTGTTCTTCCCACTACTGCTACAGTTGGCGATCTTCTCGTCGCAGTTGTCATCGGCAAGAAGAATTTGAACCCGTTCGGCCAGACGTGGGCCACGAGCGAACTCTCACCGTTCAATGTTTCGGATAATCCGCAGCTGAACACCGCCCAGGCAACTCCGCAACCAGTTCTGAATGATAATGAGGGCAACACATGGTCTCTCGCCACTAGTTCAATCAACATCGACCTTCTCGCGACTGAGACCCCGGCATATCAGACTCCAGGTACGGGCTTCCTGTCCTCCAATGCTGCAGCAGAATCAGTTCCTGACTTGGATGCCAAGTTTCCCAGCGTTTTTATGTTCTATGCCCCGAACGTCGCAGCGGGAACTCAAAGCCTCAACGTTCGCGCAAATTATCTAACGCAGAACAATTATGTTAGATCAGTGGCCACCGTGCCGTGGCTCCAGCAGACAGCTTCACAAGTGGGCTATCTTGTTGGTGATCCTATTACGGTCGTTGGCGTAAACGGTACGTACCCTCATCAGCAAACCTACACCACGTATGTTTGCATTAAGGCCAACCCCGTTGTGACTACGGGGTCGCCACCAGTCACTGAAAGCCAGCCGTACACGAACGCGACGTACTGGTCTACAGTTTCTAATGTTAAGACAGATGCACGTTTTGCAAGTAATGCAGGCGAGCAGGTCTTTAGCGGGTTGGATGTTCTGCTCTTTGATTTCTCGGGGGTGGCGGCTTCAACTCCTCTGGAAAGTGCATCTTCTGCTATTGCAGCTACCAACCCAGTTACCACGGCAGTCACCACAGGTGAAACAGGTGACTTGCTCATCGCTGTTGGCCTACAAGTTGATGGTAATGAGTTTGATCCGGTTGCTGATGGTTCTCCGCCAGAAGGTTGGACTGTTATTGCTCAGGGTAAGCTCACTGGTTCTGAACAGCACTTTGTTGTGATGTATCAAGTCACGGGAACTGCTGGTACCTATAATGCAGGTTTCTTGAATCCTTCTACTCGTACTGTAGTTGGATACGGACTCGGGGATTCGCAGATCGCCAACCAGGGGTCTACTCCATCCGATCCTGGTGCAACCACAATCACCAGTAACGGACCGGGTTTCTCCGGTTATGCTGCTGGATACAACCAGCAAAGCGGCACACTTGGCGGGTATGCCAAGCCAGGAACCGCTCCTGTGCTGCAAGGTTACAAGATTGCAGTTTTGGCCGCTGCTTTCAAACACAGCTAAACTGCCTTCCCCTGGACCCAGGGTAATGGGTCAAATCATCCGGTCAGCTTGTATCAGTGGCCGGATTTTTGTTGCCTAATAATTATCATCTTCTTATTTTTGAAGTATTTAAAGTTGAAGGATTTAAAACACACCTTCGGTTCTGTAAGTTAGATACTAAGATTTTCTCAGGAATAATGAGTTTTTGCTCATAAGATTAAATCTCGGTAATTTGAGATGGAATTAAGGAGAAACGACGTAAGTCGTTGAAACAAACCACTTGGAAAACACACCATATTTTGAGGCAGTTTGTGGAGCTCGCGCGATGCACCTTACTGAGGAAGAAGCTCTGGAAGGAAACATTACAATTTCACAAGAAACACAGTTGGATCAAAAGGAGCAGAAGAAATTTGCTTACATTCAAGATAATTTCGCCAACTTTGTCAAAGTTCTTCGCCATCTCAAAGAAGAAGATCAAGAGATGCTTCTGTCATATTATGTTTTAGCGAAGACGCAAAACACGCTAGCTCTAATACATAAGTCAACTCAGACAGTGTGTTCTTCCCAGATTCGAATGGCATTTAAAACTTTGGGAGCATTTTTAATGATGGGTGAACCCACCGTAGAAAAAATGCATGAAATCTTGACGGCAGCTGGTTTGGAAAATTCTATCCCTAAAATCGAATTGAGTAGAATCATTGATCTATATATCAAAACTCATAATTTTCAAAAGATTGCAGACATGCATCGTTTGCATCGTCCAAATATTCGTCGAGCCATGAGTCGAGCGAGCAAACAATTGATGGAATCCAAAGATGGGAATCAGCATGCTTTAGGAGCGTATATTCATTCTTTGATTGATAAAGCTAATCCAGCGGGGCAAGGATTCAGTAAAAGGAAATTGCAGAAGCAGTGCCACTTGTACCGGAGCGATCCAGATTGTCTTGGGGATTTTCGCGTCCGTATAGAAGACCCAGGTTTTTCGCAACTGTTCATCAGCCGCGCAAATCGCTAGAATATTTCCTGACTTTTGGCTGAAGGTGGGCCAAGCCTTTGCAAGGCACACCAGTTGATACTATTTACTTCCTTGGCAGGTACTGTGCACAATCTAGATCATTTATACCAGGCTCCCGCTGTGCTTCTGTGCAATCCTGGTACTCACTTTGACTGGGTTGTTTTAAACCCTGCCAGATATCGTAATTAGAAGTAGCGGAAGCAATCGCGGATTTAGAGCGAGAGCAACGTTCATTTGTTGAGTTTGTTCCCGTGATTAAGATAAAAACTATAAACAAACCCACTAACCACAACAATCCCTCAGGCTTCATTGGCTTCATTTTCCTTTCTACCGAAATATTCTTTTTCTTCCACAACTTCGAAATCGTCAAACGGCTCGCTCATGGTGTTTCCTTCCCCTGTGACCCAACTACTTTACTTTCGTCATGATCTGAGCTATTGTCTGGATTGTTTCTTCAAATTGCGTCGTGCCGATTCGCTTAATGCCAGCGTCTGCACTACCGTCCATATTGGACAACTGCTTACGAATGTACTCTTCCGCAACCTTGTAACGTAGATCATCATGCGAAATTATGCGCTTCTTACTCATATTTGACCTCATAGGGTGACGGAGCGGGAGGAAGCGCGGACTCGAATGCACTTCTGAAATCAGCTTCATCTAGTTGCCCAATTCTTCCAGATGAGATGTATTCTTCCTTCAATTTCTTTGCGACTCTAGACAATGTTGCTAAGTTGGCATCCTTCCACTTCCACGCAGAGGCTTTCAGTTCGGCCAGTTCCTTCTCGGCAGCTTCGGCGCGTTGCTTCCGCCAGTGAAGCGCATTTGCCGCAATGGCAACAACCTCTGACGCGGATTCGCTTGTCCAGCGACGGTCACAGGCATCTATTAACGGTTGGAGACCCGCAAAATCCGCCGCAATTACGGTCTGGGCGGGAGAGGCTCCGCAGTAGGCGGTCAACTTAATACATGACCAGCAATTGTCACAGAATAGTGTGCGATCATAGTCGATGTGTCGTTGCCGGAATTCTGGTGTATATCTATACGGTGCTTCGTTTTTGACAGCCCAATCGCGCTGATCGAGACACGTCGATCCTTCTGGATAGCCTTGATAGATTATGTTGCAAGGAAACTCTTTTCTCCATTCCTGTGCGCTCATCTTCGCTGGCGTGCTCTCGGAAAATACATCCTCAACTCGTTGGAATATTTCCTCCTCAGACAATCCTTTCTTCTGCATGGCCGTATGGATTATTTCCCACAAACGTTGCGCTCCGACTATTTGAGCATTCCTGCTGGGGTCTTGGACGCCTCCGCCCGGAATGGTTGTCGTGTTATCGCGCGGCGTGCTCGTGGAAGCTCTTGGAGGATTGAGGCCAATTACGCGCTCCATTGCTTCACTTGGGTCGTCGTCAGGCGTGGAAGCTGGCGCGGGGGATGCGGCTCCTTGGCAAGTTGGGCAGCGTTTGCACCGTCGCGTGAACTCTGTACCGCACTCGGGATGCTCCCCCTTATGACACTCGCAGGCACAACACTCAGAGACATGTGGCTTCGAGCGAGGCGTCTCACTGGAGAGCGTAGCCCCGGCCTCAACTTTCTGCCAGCCGTGTTCCCGCAACCATTTGCAGAACTGGTCGTCAATCGTCAGCGAGGGATCGGTAAGCATCCGGTGGAATAAGTCAGCTTGCCCACGTTTGTAATCTTCACTTTGGGGAGCGACCTCTGCCGCGATGCGCTCGGGCTTCGCGTCGTGCCAAGGATTATCGCACTTACTACATTCTCGCGTCTGCGGCGTATGTGTGAACGTAAACCATCCGTGCTTGGGCATGCGACAAAAGTATTGCGTGCGACTATGGCTTCCGCACGTTGGGCAAATGGCTGTCTCGCTTTCGGAAGCAACGGCGGGGACGGAGGGCCAGAACGGAACGTGGCACATCGTGCACCGCCAAGAGTCCGAGCAGGTTCCGCCCGGATGCTCAATGCGAACGTACTCTACGTTTCTGTGTGCGCAACACGCCTGCGTTCCTCGCTGCGGTACTTCGTTCTTCATGGCTTTTCCTCTTCGATCTCTGGCTGCCAATTCTTGCAGTTCTGATACTTCGGATGCTCGTTGAGATGTTCCGCGTAGCGAATCACGCTATCCTTCCAGCGTTCGCATCGTCCGTATTGCTGCGGCTTGCTTCCCTTCTCGCTCGTCTCAGTCAACGCTTTTCTCCATCGCATTTGATCTTTGATGGCACCCATGCCACTTCGCAATCTTGAGGCACTTCTTGTGGAGGAATAACCGTAGCTCCAATACAGTATGATGGATAGACTTCTATATGGGCTTCTTGCACCATACAGTGTTGTTCAATCCACGGCCCTAACCAAGTATTATCAGTTGGTGGCGAGACAACACATAACAATGTAACCAATAGCAATCTTTTCATCTTCCTCCAGCTTCTCGGAAATAGCGAAATCATCCTCGATAGCTTTTTGCGCCTCATCGAAACTGCCAAATGGGCCAAACTTTCGTAGGTGCTTGCCCTGCGATTTGCCTCCAACTCCAGGTTTCAACATACGATAGCCCCAAAAGTTTGATGGAGCTGTCGGCGAATCAGAACGAACAATCTGCGCGATGATTTGGCCCTGCTCATTTCTAGCCGTAAAATATTGCGAATTAGCGAATGCCTCTGAACTAGTAAAGTCCATTTCCATAGAGTCTTCATTTCAGTCTCTTCAACTTCGGAGTTTTACAGCGACACCACAACACGGAATTTTGACCGCACTTCTGGCAAACCTTCAAAATATTCCGCTTCACGATTCGTCGCGCCATCACTCCTCCTTGCGTTCCCCGGTTATCCGTCGATGTTCTGCCGGGAGTCTCGTATCAGCACTTGCACACGTTTTATGCGGTTAATTTCGTTCATGGTGGGACTGCCGCACACTGCACTGTTTTAGAAAGCGCCCCTAGGTTTGAAAGTGCCCCAGTAGGTCTTGGAATCCCCAAGAATCCCCTGCCACGCTGAGTCAAACTGGCAATTGGGCGAAGCATCCATAAACAGCGGAGCCACTTCTGATGCTGCCCAGCCACCCAGACCGCAACCAAGTTGTGTGATCTTGAAGGTCAGTTCAGGGTGATGGGCCGCGTAGAGAAGGAAGCATTCCGTATAAAAACGAAGATCTGCTTCAGAGACCTTCACACGAGGCTCAGAAACTGTTGGGACAGCGAAAGAGTTACCCTGCGGCCCGAAACCTTGGCCGTAAATAGCCCCATAATTGTCCAGTGCAGTCCTAGCCGCGCCTGCTCCGTGTCTCCCTATACAATTTGAACCAAACACGAAAATTTCCTTCGACGGTGAATCACTTAAACCCAGATTGGCGTCCTGCAGATTTGTGACGTCCTGCAGATTTGTGACGTCCTGCAGATTTGTGACGTCCTGCAGATTTGTGACGTCCTGCAGATTTGTGACGTCCTGCAGATAGTCGGGTGCACTCGTAAGTAAATCCTGAGGATTAACTGCGTGGTCGTTCAGTGGTGTCATATTTTCTCCTATTGAATTCTACTGTGAAATTTCGGCATTCGGGTATTTAGCCTGTAAATTTTTCAGTTGTTCTTTCTCGCGCTTTTGTACTTCCGCTAACCGTTTAGTTTCATTTTGGAGTTTCTTCTCTGTTTCTTGACGTTGATACTCCACTTCTTTGGCGTCGGCCATCGATTTTGCCCCCGCTTGAATCTCGTTCTGAACTACGTCGGTGTCCCAATCAGAGTCTGCACCTGTCTCACCATTAAACAAGAAAGTAATATCATAACTAGACTCTCCATGACCTCTGTGCATATCCTTGAACAAGAAGTCAGAAAGAAATTTAGCCGCTTCATGGCGATCCATGGTCGACTTGAACTCAAATTCTGAGCCGTAACGAGCCGTGACGCAGCCTCGGCAGGTGTCCTCTGAGTCGGATTTGTAAGCAAGAATAGTGATGATCATTTACTTTCCAATTGCTTTCTCGGGCGTCCCGGCGAGTTCATAACCGATCATGGTGACGGCGGACTCCAACTTTTGCATGGTGTAGAAAAGACCAAGTTCTCCAGCACGGTGTTTTAGCAGTGCGACTTCGCTGGCAAAATCCTTGCGTTGCTGTGCTTTGGACTTATTCATAGGCGGACTCACTTCGGATGTTGACCTCTATCCCGACTAATCTATTGACCTCAGATTTCTCCAGAGGAAACCAATCCGGCTCTGTGAAGTGCCAACCTTTGGCGTCCTTGTAAGAGGATTTAAAGCGGATTAGTGAATATCTCTCACTAAGGATTCGATCTATACCGTAGTGCTCGATAAGGATGAGATCATACGGTTGAATCTTGTAATCAGAACAGAGTTGTGCGGCGATGTATTCTGCCGCATTGGTGATACTGAGTCCCTGGTTTTTCTTAAGTTCGGTTACGATAGCGACAGTGAATTTCTCGCCTCCACCCCGAATAAAAAGATCAAGTTGGCAGTGCGCCTTGGAGCGAAAGTATCCAGGGTACTCGTACCAATTATTGGTGGAAGAGGTCATTGGGTTGACACTTGGGGATAGCCCAAGCATTTCCAGAGTTGGGCCGCTCGGTATAATGTGGTTTCTGTTGTCACTTTCCATTAGTGTTCACTCCTCTCTTAGGAAGTTCATGTTATCGGCTCCTCAGGTGCGTGGGCACTGTTGCTTCGTTGTTTAAGTGACGATAGATCAACTGTTGCTTCGTTGTTTAAGTGACGATAGATCAACTGTCCGATCTGCTTGGTCTCACGCTGGTAGAACGTGACATAAGTCTTGGTCCGCTTGTACTCAGGCAGCTTGGTGTTCAGGATAACTCGCAACGAATACAGATCACCACTGAGCCACCCCTTACGTCCTGCGAGCAGCTGCTCTGCCCCCTTGCGAACTGCCAGCCAGGGAATCCTTGCAGCCATTACATCCTTTTGTGCTTGAGCCTCTTTTGCGGCTTTCTCTGCTGCCTTACGCTGCTCCCAGAAATCTGCGTGCGCGTGCTTCATCTTCTCCCAAAGTTCGGGATTGTAAGCCTGAAAGTGATTGATGCACTCAGAGCCAACCGGAGCTGTGCGTCCATCCGGGTGATGAATAACGAAAACGTAACGGATGGGATGATCGCAGGTGCACTTGCCGGATGGAATACCAAGATCGATGACCTCACCGTCGAAAGTCCACTCGCGAACATCGCCGAGGCGAGTTACAAATTTGCGGACGATTTCTTTGAAAACGTCGGGAGCAGGTCGCATATCTGCACCAGTAAAGTCGTCATCTCGAACCTGCTCGGATTCCCAGAAATCCACTTCATTTTGACGTTCCTGGTTGGGCAGGGCGTCTTCTTCAAAAAAGACTTCTAAAAGTCGTTCCTGTTCCATTGTCTTCCTCCAGATATAAACTACGGAAAAAAGGCAAAATTCGGCTATTCATGTCGGAGTGCCCAATAGTGATACCAGCGCCAACCGGGGATGGCCGGGTAAGCCGCTTGGTCTTGTCCGTATTGAGCGAATCCGATCTTGTAGCCGTTGTCCAGCCACGCTCGCGCCTGAGCACATAGGAAGCGAATGATCATAGGCAGGGCCGATCTGACTTGTCCGGGGTCCATAGCGGCAGATAATCAATAAGGCCAATGGTGTCCTCTTTGTGAATTGGCTCAGTGCCGATAGCGGTCATAATTTTGATGCCGGGGCCATAAGCCTCCTCGTTGTCGTCTTCAAACTCATGAACCGCGATTCCGGCCTTGCGGAGCAAGTGATTCACGTGAATGAGTTCGTAGCTGTCACGGGTTGCAAGGATAATGCGTGTCATCGGTTTGGGCAAGCTAAACCAAAATTCAGCGAATTTCGGCTTGGGTGTGGTTAAGAGCAATTCGTCATCCTCACAGGTGTGCTGGTAGATATACTTTTTGAGCATCATCGTAGTCGTGATGTCTACCACGTGGCCAACCTGAGCCGCAATACGTCCACTGGGTTGAATAATCGTGTGAGTTTCACCGGGTATCGGGACAACGTACTCGCCATTGGTGTAGAAGTCATGGCGCAGCGGCGTCTGAACCGTTAGAGCCACGATGATGTAGCAGCGGAAGTCGTCAGGAAAATCGATTTGTGGCTTGTTTCTCATATCAGGGTTGCTTCCCAATCGTGCAATCGCTTCTCCCATGTCCCTATCCACCACTCAGGTGTCCTATGGAGATATTCGCGGTTATGTTCGATTATCTCAGCGATCATCTCTTTGAACGCCTTTTTCAATTCGCACTCCGCGTAGACTCGGCGCTTCACGTCGTCAGGAACACAAGTGTTCGCGTCAGTCTTTTCCACCTGCCTAGTACGCTTCTGTTTTGGTATGTCATGAAAGCCTGGGCGATTCCAAAATTCTTCGGCGTAGCCCAGCATTTCATTGAATCCGTGGATGCCTGTAATGAGGCCAGCAATCATTGCAGAAGTGGCGTTACCGTCGCAGCGAATATCCTTCACGGAACGAGTATCATCTGCCCAGATAATGATCACGTCTACGCCAAGGCGTTCGATACTTCGGTCACTGACTTTCCACTCTAGCCCTTTGATTTCCATGTCGAACTCCTAAGAAAAATCTGGACTGGTGAGTCGCGGTCACCAGTCCAGCCCGAAAGGAGAGTACTTGGAGGGAACGCTCGCATTCGGAAACTTTTAAGGGCGAAGCCCATGGTAGATGGGAAAATGCTCTTCTCAGAATCTTTCCCACAAGCCTTTGGTACTTCGCTTCGCCCAACTTATTTGCCAGCTGTCGCCTTTTTGCTAGCTGGAGCCGCTGCCAATGAAGCCTTCAGAGCCGCCATCAGATCCACCGTGGTACTGGGAACCGCAGCAACTTCCGGCGTCGGAACCGCAACGCCAGCCGACTTGGCTTCGAGCATCCGACGCACATTCTTCAGGAAACGATCTTCTGTGGCCGGAGTGAACTTTGCTTCGTACCGCTCAATCAGAGTGGCTGCGAGTTCGACTTCCTCGCCGCTGACCGCAACCGATTGCCACTTGTTGAACGACCGAACTTCATAGTCCGCGAACAAAAATGAGATCGCGATGCCATTTGCGCCGTAAGGCCGCGCCACGAACACCTGCTCGCGTCCACCCTTCACGCGGGTGCCCTTGGCAACCTTGCCAGTCTGCTTCATGCCGGCAAGCAACAGGGCAAAAGGCTTCTCGCCACCCTTGTCCGGCGCGATGAATTCGGTAGATTCATAGAAGACCGGATCGATTTCCATTGCGTCAATGAACTCAGTCAAGGTCATGTTCTCTTCCTTGGCTGGCTTTTGAGCGTCGATTTCGGTCTGGGTCACGGTGATGAACTTGTCGCCGACTTTGAAACCTTTTAGAATGTTCGCTTTCTCGACCGGAGTGTTGGTGGTCGGGTCGGTCATCGCGCCCTGTTTCAACTGCACGATGGTGCCGTCAGCGTGCTTGACAACCTGATTGAAGCTGACGGTGTCAGCATCGGTTGCCTTGTAAGTCTTGACAGGGAATGTCATAAGAGAGAAGGCAGTCAAAGTACCAACAAATGTGGATGTCTTCGCTTCTTTGCGAACCGGGGTCAGGTCAATGGTTGGGTTGGCAACTACCGCCGCCAACGCTGCGCTCGCATCTGCTACCTTGTCGGCTTTGCTTTGTTTGCTCATGTTAGAATCTACGGGACATCTCTATAAATCAGGTACTGTTCAGAAAAAGAAACGGCCAGCCGTTAGGATTTCGGCTGGCCGTATGGAGCCGCTGGAGAGAAGACTTTGGAGGCGGCTCCTATCTGTTGGCGAAGTTAATCCTCGTCCTCATCCTCGCCGTACTCATCACCATACCCGTTGTCAACCCCGTACTCATCCTCATCTACAGTGTTGTAAGCCGGATTAGGATACCATACCCCAGTAGAATCTCCGGCTGCTGACGCTGCCATCGTCCGGCAGATATATGGCTTGCTCGGTTGAGGGAAAGACAGACCAGCATGCTGACCTGTTAGGTTCTGAATCGCCTGCAAGAAGTTGTCAATCGACTCTTGCTTCGGGTTCGGAGCGTGTTCAGCCGCCCAGACCGCCTTGGGAGTCATGCCCAATTCCTTAGCGATATCCTTAAGTTCGACACCAGCCGCTTCGCGGAACTGCTTCAAAGGATTCTTGAGCAACACCGTAGTCGGCTTGTAGTCGACGACTTCCAGGTTAGGCAGCTTGGCCGCCATCTTCTGGAGACGTCCCAGGGTCTGCTTCACAATCGTGCTCTTCTTGATCTTACCCTTGCGAATCTGGTACTTGGTGCGCGGGTGAGATAAGACGAACTTCAGAATCGCGTTGCGTTCCTTGGCGACGTTGACTACCACCTGCACCATCTCCGGGTGATCCTGCAATTCCTGAGCCGACTCAATGGTGAACAGTTCCTTCACCACTTCGTAGAACCAGGTACGACCCTTTAGCGTGTTCTTGTACTCAGGGATGGCCACAACGTCACGCGGATTGATTTTGATCATAACCACGCGATTTCCCTGAGAACCAAATCCGCCCTTTATGTAGTCCAGAGCCGCAAAGTGGAAACCGCTTGAGCAAGCCACGCGGGTGCTCTTGTCCACGTTCTTACGGGGCATGGCTGGGGTTTCGCCAGGTTCATTGTTTACTGTACCAGTGTGACAATCCGTATAGTCAGACTTGATGCACTTGTAGGCCAGGAAGCATCCATCGTCGGTAATGGGCATGTTGGAGATTTCCAGGAATTCCAGTATTTCCGGGATCGTCTTCGGATCGGGATTCTGGTACAGGTTGTTGGAGAACTTGAGCAGGCTGGGCAAATCCTTCGTTTCGCCCCGACGGAGCATTTCCTGCATCTTGGTAGCCAGGTATCCTTCCATCTTGACACCCTTGTAGTAAGGAATGCCACGCTCAATGGTGACTTTGCCATGAGTCTGGTAACCAAGCTGCTTCGCCAAATTGATCAGGTGGGGAACACGTGCCCACTGCTTGCGTTCCAATGCACGCTTCATCGCGGGGAAGGTCTGGTGAGATGCTTCCAGCGCGTAAGCGCCAACTCCAGGCAGAATGACGTGGACGAAATTATCACCCATCGTGTACTTCACTGCTTGTGCCATATGCTTCTCTCCTTTTAGTTTCCAGCTACAGCCGCCGTTGCCGACTGGCTGCTTGCTTTACGAGACGCATCCATAGTCCGGAGGTAATCCAGCAGGATGTTCTCCTTCTCAATACTACGATCGTAACTATAGTTTCGGCTAATCAGGCTCAGCATCGGATAAAGAATACTGACCTTTTCCCACTCTTCGTTATAGTCGATCATATTGGCTGGAGTGTATTTTCCACGCTCTTCTGCGAGTTGGAGAACTTCCACTAGAGCCTTGAGTTCATCGTCATCGTCAGCTTTCTGGGCTATCGCCAATTCCTCGCAAAAGGTCTGGAATGGACTATCTGCTGCCAGGGGTTTGTCGATCGCAATACGCTCTAACGTTTCGTCAAACTCAGAACCGGAATCCCAATCATGATAGAGGATGCTGAGTTCCTTTGCTTGTGCTGGAGTCATAACTTTCTTGATCTGACCCATAACGTAAGGTACGAAACTGACCCATTCCTGTTTCTTGGCGCGCAACTTGTGTTCTTTCTTCAGACCGTAGATAGGCGTCTTAGCTGTGATGCCTGCGAATTTGCCACTCTTTTTAACGTTCTGAACAAATTCAGTTAAATCATGACCACCTGTTTCAGTATCGAACTCATCTTCGGTTGCGGCCAGATTCTCTACAGGAATATAGAACTTCCGGCCTGCAGGTTGTGTATCGCTACGAACCCATGCTTTAGTCCACCCTTTTACCGAATAACTTCCTGCACCCGTAGACGAAACAACTTTGTCGACTAAGACGAGTATGTCACGAGCCGGGGCCAAAGCTGTTGGAGCTTTGCGTGCATCAAGAATGTGAGCATAACGTGTCTTTAACTCGCTGAGGCGGATGCAAGGTGGGTTGCCCAGCTTCACCATCATGTCTTCTGCCTCTCGAACCGCTGCAATTACTTCTACATCTTTGTTAGCGCGGCTGAACAAGAAGACGGTCTTGACCTTGGATTGAGTCCGCTCCCCCGTTTCACTGATTACTTCTTCGTTATCTGCTGCTTCTTGCAGGAAGTAGTGAATGTATTTTTCCGCACCAATTTTTACGTCATTGATGACCATTAATACGTTGGGTTGAACCGGAAATGCTACATCAAAGTCTTCACGAGTGTGCACATTGGTCTGAACTTCATGGAACATTTCCAGACGTTTATCACCACGACAAAAGGTGTGCTCTTTCTTGGCATACTGACTTCCACGGTAATTATGTGAAAACTCTGCTACATGGACACTTTTCGCGTCGAGCTGATTGATAACCGGGTGTTTGTCGGCCAAAGTGAAGTTCTTGTAATTCTTGCAGAATTGTCCATTGTTGTGGGCGTCGTTGACCAATTTACCAATGCCGGGTGCATGGCTCAATTCGTAGATAAGAACACGAGCCTGCCATGGTTCTTTGCAGGAATCGACCTTCTTCTGAACTTCCTCTAGCATAGAGTTGTAGATGTTATCCAACATAGCAAGGATGTTGGCAACGGTGGTTTCATCCAGTTGAAGTGTTTCACGGGAGGCTGCCACTGCCAGCTGACCAATCGGGAAGAAAATATCTAGGGGCAGAGAAGTGATGCTCTGCTGTTTTTCTGTCAATTTGGAGATGTCAATATTGCCAACCGTATACTGAACCTTGCCTTGGATGGCTCGTAGACCAGTATTCCCGCTTCCTCCAGATCGCATTCCCCAAGTTTCGGTGCGGATCGTATAGGTCGGAATCGGGATATCCAGGTCAATGTTAAGAATCGGGCGAGGCACGAAGAACTCCAGTGCCATCTTGGCCTTGTTCTCGAATTCCCAGATATCGTTCTTCTTGACCGGGAAGGTCACTTCCAAACCGTTAACAGCATCCGGGGTCGCGGTGCTATCCATAGAATTTACTTGAGGCTTCCCTTCCTCGTTGATGAAGGCACTGTAGATGGTCGTAACACCATCATAGCGATTGATGATAGTGAAGCCCTCACAGTAGCAGAAGGGTGATTTTGAACCCACTCCAAAATATCCTATGGTTTCGTTGGAATCCCCTTTGTTTGAGTTCCCGTAGGTGCAGTACAAATCCACCACTTCGTCGATGATTTTGACAATCTGACCCTTTTTCAGTTCTTGTTGAGGTTGCTTCTTGCCAATTCGCTTCTCGCCAAATTGTTTGCCGTAAGGAGTTTCGATCATTTCGATCTCGTAGACGTATTCCGCAGCAGGGTTTAATCCAGTCCCGAAATCCTTAATGCTAAAGGTGGGTTCAAAATCTGTTGGAAGGTGAATTTCAAAGGGTACTTCGGTTTTACCCGCCATAGCATGGGAATCCCAAGCATTGCAGGAAAGCTCGCGGATGATTGCGCGAATTTTATCGCTGTACAACGCATTAGAAAGGAGCGAAAACATCTCTGCAGTTGCTCTAATGGAGATGTTTTGCGGCCCAGTTTGTGCACCAGAAACCCTGACAGCGTTTCCTTTATGTTGCATCTTCATGTGGTTTGTCCTCTCTCCAGTTACAATCTACTAGAAAGGATCAGAAATCGGGTAATCGGCTGTTTCTATAGGAATGGCTTCTCCGTAGCGACCCGACACTTCTATATGTAAGCAGAATTGATGATATTCTTCTTCAACAATTACCCAGCTACGAGCGTGGTAATAGAGAAGTCGCCATTCTATCCATTTTACTTCTGCTTTAGTCATGCGTTTACGCGCAAGGTCTATGGTAAGCCCAGCCAAGTGGGACGAAGCCGACTCTCCTTCATAGGGTGCCGCATTTCTATTCCATTTTCGTAGCTTCTTCTGTACTTCCACAGTACGAACGGCACTATCGACCATAAGCGGCTCATGAAATTTAGTGTAGAAATCGTAACTCAAATCGGTTAGAAACTGAGCTGTCCATGGGCGACAATAACGCCGCTGGGGATCGAGGCGGGGGTCAACAATAAGAGCAGAAGAAAGAGGTAATGGCACAAGTTCTTGGTTGGTTACAGCGATGAGGAGATCGTCGCTATTTTGATAACGAGGGAGGGCTAGGCGGTCGATCTCCTCATTTTGACGCAATAGTGATTCATGCGTAGGGGGGAACATTGGATGCCACCAAGGATGGCGTATTCTCTGGTACAGCGAACGCCGCATTGGGCGGTGTTTTGTTAAGGTTATAGCATTGATCGGGGTGCAGAAGCTAATTAACAAAACGACTAGGAGACCCAGAGAAAAGTTTTTCAAGCTCTCTCCTCTCTGCCAATTCTGTGTCCAACCTTGTACGTTTTGTGACAACTGCTTCATGACCCGGATGTATACGAAGTATACGAATAAATCCGAATACTGAGAAGCTAAATATCCCGCGCTCCTCTATCGTTCTGCTAATGCCGATTTTTGCGTATCGTTTCATCCTCCCCAATCTCCACGGCGTCTATAGGCTGCCAGCCGTACTTTATGTTCTGCAAACAATGGCTCATCCGCCTTTTCATCCTTTTTGATGACCTCCAGCATATGGATTAAGTCATCTCCAAGCTGCGTCTTAGTTATGTCACCACGATCGTAGGCTGCCACGGATGCTGTTAATTGTTTGCGTACAAAACTATAGCGATGCTTCACGTTCAGCGCGTCGGCAACGAGTTGGTACAATTCTTCACGATCGTAGCTAGAATCATCGCGTAATACCGGAGGCCAAGGAGCTCTGCCTACTTGGCAAAGCGAATTTCCATAGCCGTAGAAACGCAGGGGTTGTGGTTTCTCTGACTTAGTCTTTGTAGGTTGAGGTTTGGGCTTATTCCAGAATTTAAAGTTCATGCCGTTTTCCTTACTGTGAGAGTTTTTTGAATTGCGAGTGGTATTCTACGCAAATCAACGGCCCGAAGTACGCGATAGCTAGAATGGGCTGCTTTACTTCTCAAGGACCAAATTTCTCTTTTGAGAGGATTGTCTATTCGAATGTTATCATTGCCTAGCATGAATGAATGTGCTCCAGGCTTAATAATGATAACTTTTCTCATGTTGGAATCTACGGCTAGATATTAGGATTCGGCTACGTTGGGAGGAATAATGTCTTCTACTACTGTACCCCAGCGTTCCAAAGTCCCTCTAAACCCCATGGCTTGAGCTTGTTCAAAGGATTGTCGGAGCAGCCCATTCCAAATATCTGTATGCGGAACACGAAACAACATCGCGTCAATCATTCGGAGACGAGGGAGTTTTGGATTTTTAGGATCAGTGTTTTCAACCTGACGATGGACGCCCTCTCGGAAGGTGTTCTGAGCAAGGTGGATGAGACCTGAGATGTTGCCTATGTTGGGTACGGGTGCATCAGGCGGGAGAGGAGAACCAAGAACTATACCTTCTTCTGCTAGTTTTTCAACCGTAAATTCTGGGTTCATGATTGGCTCACCGCAATCGATACACTTGCTATTTTCTGCGATCATGCAAGGACATTTGTCTTCCATAATAGAGGTTTCTCTATTACTGGAAAGGTTGCCAACCCGCGTCGAGTTGGGGATTGCTGTCGTAAAGAACTCGTTCATAGTGGCCTCCTTTTAGTCATAGTTCATGGTGTATATTACTTCACATGACGTCTACTTCTTCCATTAGAACCATGTCTTCTGCGATATCACGAGTGAATTCGTTTCCGTAGCGAGTGGAAGATCGGAACTCGAGTTCTGTCATGAGTGCATTCAGTGCGTCCTGGTCAGGTGGATGCATCTTCATGTCTTCTATATTCCATTCAAGAGGAGCGCACTTGTCCAAGGTCACTAGCTTCTTGCTCAATCGCACAACGGCTTCGTTCAGCCGAAGGGACTCTCGGTAGCTGGTCTTTTTTATTTCGTCGAGCTTTTTGTACAACTCATCAATGTCGCCGTACATCTGAATCAGATCTACACTGCCTTTATCACCAATTCCCGGGGCACCGGGGACGTTGTCGCTTGTGTCACCCCGTAGAGCCATCATGTCCGTGATCTGCTCTGGAAGGACACCTACGCGGTCTAAAACACCATGCGAAGTAAAGACTCCTTTATCCGGGTTCATGACATAGACATTTGACGTTACTAACTGGAACATGTCTTTGTCATGGGTGAGAACAGTGACTTGTCGATTGGGGTCTTGTTCCACTACGATACGAGCGAGGGTTCCTAGGAGATCGTCGGCTTCATAACCTTCCAATTTGCAAACTGGAATCCCGTAAGCGTCGAAGAGACGATAGATGTAGGGAACTTGCACTAGGAAATCTTGGGTGTGCTCATCTCGGCCTGCTTTATAGCCCAGGTAAGGGATGGTCTCAACCCCTTTCTTGGTCCATCTTTTGATATCGGGCATACCCGCCGCGAGTGCATCTTGCCAGGTAGGTCCTTGAACGTCACAACAGGCGACTAGATATTCAGGAGCCAGTCCTGAATAGAGTTTTTGGAGCATCTTATTGAAGAAATAGATTGCCCCGGTGGGCAACCCGGCCTTGGTTTGCATAGGAGGGCGGCCCGGTACAACAGAGCCGTGGTACGCACGATGAATGAAAGACATCGCGTCTAAGAGATAGATGCGCTTGTTCATTGACTCCTAATAACCTGGGATGAAGATTCGGATGATGAAGGCGACTATTTCCAGGCATACGAATGTTGAGCACCATCTTACCACAAAGTCTAAACCTGGCTCCAAATTGGGTGTTTTAGTGCGTCGTCTGTCGGCATATCTTGATAGACACATCATCCCACATACAAAGGCACTGACAATAAAATTTATCACCGAAATGACTGAAAAGTTTAGCATAGATCTGTACCATGAATGCGACGAAGGTTGACCAATTTGTGGAGATCAAATCCCAACTGACCCAAGATCTCAATGGTTGCACCCTCTGCAATGCCTCGCATGCCGTGTTCAAATGCTCCAGCTTCGGCACGGACACGCACTTCGGATTTGAGAGACAACGCCATGCGCATGGCGGTCATAATCTGATCACGAACCCAGACCTCACGGTCTGGCCCAGCTTCAGGTCGTGGTTCATGATTGTTCGCGTTGTTTAGATGACATTGTTGAGGAGCAGCACTCTTCATCTCGCAGCGAATGTGTGCCAGCTCGGGGGAAGGTTTGTTGAGCTTATCCAGTGCCACCTGTAATTCTGGATCAACTGGTTTTACGTTGGCGAATATCTGTCTCACGGTTTCTCCTGCTGCGTCAGTGAGGATCTCGTTTTGATCAGTTTCGTAGATTGCTTGCTCATCAGACATAGAAACTCCTCTTTCATACTTTCGTAGGGCGACACTGCTTTCTTGCGTTCTTCTAACACGTAATTCGCGATAGCAGTGTCTGCTTCCTCTCGTGTAATAGCCAATGAGAAATACGCTCGTTCTACCGCTGCAATAAAACTTTCACTCATGCATTTCCTTTTGGTTTGATCTTAGAAAGTGAACGTTCCCAAATCTCGTCTAACGTTTCATTATTTGAGATTGGCTCCAGCGTATTTGGATTCAATGTTGTTTCAGCCCCACGTATTGGAGAATCTTTTGAGTGATACTCTTCTCCAAAAGCTTTCCGCGCAAGATCAAAGTACCCGGTGGTTGCAATTTTGTTCATAATCTGCGCGTACTCTTCTTCACCAATTTTGACTTCTGGCGTAGCAAAAACTGGGGCGAGAATTTCAGCTACTTCGAAAGAAATCTTACAAATGATTTCCCGACTTCCTGCCCCCAAATCTCTGTAAGCGTTTCGTTCCGCCTCCTGCCAGATAAGAAATAGATCCTTCTTGAGTGGGTTTTTAAACAGTTGAGCCTGAATGAGTTCTAATCGATAACCTGCCAGCCATTCTTCGTAAGAGGATGGATTCTCTCCCCACTCCTTCATCTGTTCTGTATAATCTGCATATCGCTTCTCAATTGTTCGTTCGTCTTCAGGCACAGCATCAGTAATTTGGTTCACAGGCTTAACGGTCCCGGTTTTGAGCCCTTTCATGACTGCTTGTGCATTTTGAGTGGCGGTGGCTAATTGCGCTGCCAAACGTTCCTCAAAAGGAGTTTGGAAGCACTGGGTCACATATTGGAGCAAATTCGATACCAACTGGACTTTATCGTTGGGATAGTCAGATTGATAGACCATCTGGAGAAGTTTATCTGACTCCATGTCGGTTAACCGGACTTCTCCTTTTGCTTTTTCAATTTCATTTAGGCACTTAGAAAAACCAATCTGTTGGAGAATCTTCGCTGCTGTAGCGCGAAGAGAAGCTCGATACGTTAGGGCTTTCTCCAAAAAATCAACCTCTAAACTAACTTTGTAGACTTCTGTGTTATCTTCATTTTGAGCAGTGGCGTCGTCCGCATCGATCGTAGTCCAATCATCTGCCTGAGCGGTTTCTGCATAGTCGGCAATCAGACCAGCTAGATCTGCTTTACTCAAATCATAGAGCCTAGCGCCCTCTTTGTTTACAAGTTTGTACCGTTGATTAAAATCATCTTTAGTGATATCATTCAAAAGTGCTTCAGCAGTTGAGTTTTGACCTTTCATACGGAAGTAGTTGGGCCATTCACGCTTGATCAAAGCCCAAATAACTTCATCTGATTGATCCTTCCAAATGCGTGGATCCCACTTATCAGCTGCGTTGCACAAGCAGATAATACCTGGCCCTGGTTGGAACATGCATTGTTTCCAAGTCCGTTCAAGCCATTGACGTTCTGGGCATTTCGGTTCTGGGTGTTGAAGGAAACAATAGAAATTTCTACCTTCGCCTAAAATCTCGCTATATTGTTCCAGATCGACGATAGAGGAGGAAAATTGACCGTTGCTACTGATGTACTGCTTACCAAGGTCAGCATCGCCGCCCAATCGTCCGCGTCTTCTCACGATAAATTTAGCTTCTAAAGCTGCAAAACGCGGATCATGGACAAGAGACCAGGTTGGGCCGAGACTTTCAACCAGCCCTCGAGGGCCGAAGACTACTTGATCGATCAATCGGCTGTGTTCAAATTCCTCTCGGCTGACATCGCCTTCCTCAAAACGGAAGATACGTTTTTCGTCTCCAAGGATACCCAATGCGCGTTGTAAAGCGTTGTCAATCACGTTTTAGTCCTTTAACCATCTTGCGTTCTACCAGGGCATCATAAGCAGCGATTATTGGAAATTCTTCATCCCGCTGCTCAACCAAGTCCATGGCGTCCAATAGGAATTTCTCAACTTTAGTTAGTATGTCCTGTGGAGAATCCCCAACAGAGAGTTCATATTGCATTTGCATTAGTAGGTGGCCCCGAATTCTTCCGCAACCCCAATAATCTCAGCAGCAATGAGAATAATTGCAGCCCACCAAAGAGAAATAGAATGAAGGATCATGGCGGTTTTTGCGATGTACCCGTATCCAGCGAATCTGATACCACTTTTGATGAAACTAATTAGGCTATGTTTTGTCAATTTCAAACCCTCTACAGGGAGCGAATTACAGCTCCAACAACTAAATACTCTGCTTCTAGACCCAAGGAGGGATTCTTTATGAATTTCGCACTTTCCGATGGTTTTTTCACTTTAAACCCAAGAGAGTTAACTCCAACAGAAATAGGCGTCTAGAGGAGGAGGTGGTCTTTAATCTACACCATGCTTCCGGAGGGAAGAGGAGCCGGGGCTAAGTGTGATTGGAAAGCACAGTGTTTGAACTGTGTTATTTTGTGGTTGAATTCTGGGGGATTAATGGACAATGAACTACTCCGTACTACCAAATCGTTAACCACTGGCGAAAATCAAGGTATGAATAGCATTATTTTCTATCTACAAGAGGCAGCTCGGCATTCTTTACTTTGGATATGCGGGGTTATTGGCACTGTCGGGGCAGCAGCTGGCATTTGTATAGGTTTGATTAAATGGATGAATTCTACCTACAAACGAGGAACTCAACTCGTAGATGAGATCAGTAAGATCCAAAATATCAGCATCCAATCTAAAGAGACGGCCAGGGTTGTAGCTGATACAAAGTTAGCCGTTGATCTCATACAAACCAATCACCTTGCTCATTTAGAACAGGGCATCACAGATGTTGCACGTACAAATACAGAAATGGTTGACTTGCTGCGAGATGTTCGGGATGGGATCATTAAACTAGTGGACAGAGGCAGGGATTAGGTTTCCTCACCTGTGTCTGGACTGATGGGTCGAGGACGGTGATTCTTACGTCGGATTTTGCCGCCTTCAAATTCAACCCCGGCGTACATTGTAGAATTCTTGCGGTCAGGTTTCGTCCTCTTAATCAATTTTCCAATGCTGGCTTCTCGGCCTTGTTTCAAGTTTCTTCTTTCATTCCGACGACTCAATAATTTCCAGTCAGTGCCTAACTGCCCATTGTGTCCTTCTCCGCCGCAACTATTTGCCGGGGCAGGACGCTCGTTGTGCCGTCTGTTTCTTTGATTTGCTGGTGCGCGGTGATCGATTTGATTACTCATATTGTGACAGTTCGTTCAAAATGAGCGGCCAATCCCGATTTCAAAACAACAGAAAAACCATCCGGCCCAATGTAGGTGCTTGACCCCTTGGTGCTGAACATGGGTTCAATCGCAATTCGTTGTCCTGCTACTAAGGTATGATTCGGGAAATGCATTGAGTAGTTTGGAACGAATGGCTCCTCATGAAGCTCACTACTAATTCCGTGCCCACCATAGTTGTCAACAGGAACAAGATCGTATTTGCACGCTGTTTGCCAGATGGCTCGACCAATGTCGTTGGTGGTGTATCCCGGTTTTGCCATTTGGATACCCGCTTCGAGTGCTTCTCGCGTCCCTTTGAGTAGCTTCTTTGCTACCTTGCTAGCTTTACCCACAACAATCGTGAGTGCCCCATCATCGTATTCCCCATTCATTTTCAGGCCCAAGTCTAGCGAAACGATATCTCCGTCTTCAAACGGTTTATTGGTAGGAACTCCATGAACAACAGTCTCGTTAATACTTACACAAAGGACGTTTGGAAAATTGTTGAAACCGAGGAATGCCGGTTCTGCCCCGAGTATTTCAATGCAATTTTTGGCCATACCGTCCAGGTCCAATCCGGTACAACCCGGCGTCTGGGCCATGGGAATGAGGCTATGCAAGATTTTCTGCAATGGTGACTGCATCGGATCGTTTCTCTCCCTGAATGTACCAACGAATAAGTGCGTCTTCGATTTCTTCACAAGTGATATCCAGAGTTTCTACTGCCGGATTGGAGATAGAGCAGAAGTGGCCTCGTTCCTTTTGTAAAAAACGAATAAGATCCACGAGCGGGAATTTTGAGGGCACATTGGCAAACAGTCGTTCCAGTGCGAGAGTTGCGGGACCCGATACTCCCGGCATGCCGTTGGGAGGAGGGACAATTTTTCTATTAGCAAGAACGAATTGGAAGAACTCTTTAACTTCCGGGACGTAGAGATTCATGTAGTAATGCGTATTGATCTCCGAATTGAGGACACGAACTTCTGCGATGTTGGTCATTTACGATGTTCTCACCGCTCGCTCAAATTTTTCCCATCTGTCTTCGCTGCTGAACATAGTGTTTGTGAGTAGTGTTTGCGGGCATTCGACTCCCATCGCAGCCTGAGAGTGTTGATCATAAAGTTTTATCCAAGGACCATGGAACCAGCCTAGTTTAGAATCATAGAGTAGAGCTCAATGTGCGCTTCGGGATCAGCCCAGAAGGGTAAGCGCAGTTCTGAAATTTGCTGTTTTGTGGCTTCGTCTATAGTCATCTTTTCTCTCATTTAGTTTCGAAAAGAGGCGTGGCCCATTGACGAAATGTCTCACGGCTTCTCCCGCAGTTTTTGTTCTCGTTAACAGCTGCTGCGGCGATTTCTGCTTGGTTTTTGTCCTCGAAAGCCTCAATGTGGGAGTGAACAGCAACGCCGCCTTGATAGGAGCCCGACGTAACTGTCGTGGTAAACATCACTTTGTATTCCATGCTATAAAATACGGAGGGGCTCCGTAAAACAGCTATTCAAAAAAGAAAGCCGGGGATTTCTCCCCGGCTCATACTTCAAATGCAAACAGCCTTTGTTAGAACGTGTATTTCAAACCACCGCCCACTTGAGTAACTGTGGGGCCGTTGTTGATTTGGTTGATGGAAATAGGAAGCAATGCATACAGATTCTTCGTCAACTGATATTGACTCTGCAATTGATACACATGCTGTCCCGGGATGGTAGTGTCGGTGTCAAACTGATACGTGAAGATACTGCGGAACTTCCCCACCTGTACGCCGCCGCCAACAAAGGGGTTAGCCGTTGATGTAGCAGTGGAAACAAACTTCTTGAATTGGAATCCATCTGTGTTAATGGCCCAATTCGCTCCACCGCCGCCAAGAAACGTCACACTGCCCAACTTAGCAAACTTCAAATAGCCCTGCGCCTGAAGAATACCGCTGTAGCCATTGCTGCCTGTTCCCACAGCAACAGATGCTGTATTGAACACGCCGCTGGCGTCCAACAGGAGGTGCTGAGTGTTGACTTCCAAGCCCAGACCGACATTGTAATTCACGTTGGCCGAACTATTTGGGGAAGAGCTGATGGTGCCTTCAACATACGGCAAGAAACTGGTTGAAGGGGCATTGGGAACCTGGGTTTGTGCTGATGCCAATCCTACTGCAAGAACAAGTGTAAACAACAGTGCTGTGATACGCTTCATTACGATTTTCTCCATGGGCAGAAGCCCGTTTCATTTTGTGATACGAGTTTGAGTTTGGGCATTAACAGCCCATTCGAAGTTCTGATACTGTGAGCTTCCACTTTTCATGAATTCCGTCCCAATCAGATCTTACTTCAACCCAAGGCGAACGGCTAAACCGTGGCTCCCACGGAAGGCAGGTTTAATCCCTGCTGTTCAATAATACTACGGAAGTTGGAAAGTTGGAGATTTGGCAACTACAAGGTTGTAAGTCAATGGGCCAGAGAACACAAAATGCCCGGGATTCGGAATTCAGCAAGAGAATTGGTGGACCCGGCTGGGTCCGTCCCAGCGTAGTCGCATCTTAAAAGGATGGTGCATATCAGCTCTGCCACGGGTCCTCTTTTTTGGGAGGGGCAGCAGGATTTGAACCCGCGTTTTCAGTCCGCTACGATGCTCAGATTTAGAAAATCTGGTCGCTATGCCCCCACTTCGAATTGGATTTACGTTTTCGTCTCATAAAATTTAGGCACTTCCCTCATGGAGAAAGTATCCAGCATAAAGACAGCAGCTACAGCCGCATCCTGCATCGTTAATATCTCCGGTTGTACTATCCGGAACAGGTGCTCCTACAGCTATCTTATGAGCACGATGCTTGTTCCAGATGCGTTCAACTAATGCCCGTGCTTCGTCTGCATCTTCACGCGGAATAAACATGTCTATTCTCCTTGATACTGGTAGTCCCGTCCGGGTATGATCCGGAATTTCAAGTTTAGGAAACTAGTGTCCTGTCCATTTGGACGACGGAACCAAATTTTGGTAGGGACGGTAGGCAACGATCCTACACCCTCTCGGGTCAGAGCCGAGTGCACCGCCAATTGTGCTACGTCCCTAAAGACCTCTCAATTATGCGCATCGCTTGCATCGCTACAAGGCTAGGCGTGAGAGGTTTATTCAAGAAGGGGAACCGAAGTTCCCCAACTTTAATCAAGGCTCTAGAGCTATGTTCCAATAGCTCCAAGCGCCATTTTCTGCGTCCTTCCAACGCATGTATTCAGTCCATTCCGGGCGGAACTTCTTGCCCAGTCGCAACTTGAAGTTGAAGCGTGGATCATTGACCTTTGGTTCTACTGGCGTTTTCCGTAGAGCCATACCAGCCTGAGCAGGAGTACGTCCATCCTTATCGTGGTTGCATTCTGCGCAAGCTAGAACCGTGTTTTTCCAAGTTGTAGTTCCACCTTGAGAACGCGGAATCACGTGGTCCAAGGTGTACTCACTTGTTTGCAGGATATAGCCACAATACTGACAACGGCTTTCGTCCCGAATCGCGATGTTACGCCGAGTGCAAGGTACAGCAACGCGCTTACGACGAACCCAAGCGTTCTTAACGACGATAACACGGGGCATACCCATTGTCATGGAAGGGGAACGAAGGACACGACCTCCTTCATCTTCTTTGATTACCTGAGCACGGCCCTCCCATACGAGTTTTACAGCTTCCATCCAGCTGCAAGTATGCTGGGGTTGCCAGTACATATCTAGTACCAGTGTATCGTGCACAAAATTCCTCCCTACTTAGAAGTTGCAAAAGCCTTTTTCTGCTCTTCCGGATACCACAATACCCAGTGCTTGTCTGTTGCATTCCAGATCCTGAGAGATGCCTCGGGATACTGTCTTACATAATCCTGAGCACGCTGCTTCGCGATCTCTTCATTGGGAGCCGTGTCGATAGTGTATGACAAGTCTCCTCGAAAGTGTTTCTTGATCTCAAACAGCATTGCTAACTCCTTAAACTATCTTGGTGGAATCGAACCACGCCCCGACGTTCATCTGCAATTCCCGCCGTTATTCCCCTCATTACTCACCAGAGTCAGAAGACGACGGAAGTTGCAGCTTCATTCGTCGCCCACTTGAGGGCTGAAAACTAAAATTTCTGAGGATAAGTAAGCTGCCGTCTTGGTTCTACAACAACTTCACCGCAAGACTTCTTTTTGTCAGAGCTACAAATGCAGATCAAGTTCTTCTTACTCAGGCGCTTGTAGACTTCCAGCATGTCGGCATTCTCAAATTCAATTAACATAATTCTCCATTCACCCGTAATCTACGGTCAATCTTGGTGCGCCGGGTGGGACTTGAACCCACAACCCTTCGGTTAAGAGCCGAGAGCTCTGCCAATTTGAGCTACCGACGCAAATAAATTTATCATGAACCTCCCTAGTACCTAGGGTACTAGGGAGTCACGGAAGCTGACGAGGAGGGAGTTGAACCCTCTGAGGGCGGTTTAACAGACCGCTACAGTCACCGTGCTGTGCCTCGCCAATCTCTGGTGGGGACGGGAGGAATTTAACCAACGCCCTTCCTCTGCTCTAGAACAGAGGCTGCTCCTTCTCCGAGCTGCGTCCCCTTCAAAACTTGGTGGGCGAGGAAGGGAATTAAACCCTCCGACCTCCTGCTCATCGCAGGTGCTCTAACACTGAGCTACACGCCCATGGCTGCGGCAAAAGGATTTGAACCTCTACAAGGGAAGCGATCGCGAAACCGCTTGAACCTGCCATCACCGAGGACGGGCCGCAATAAAAATTTGGTGACCGCTTTGGCTTTCAACCGACCTCATCTTGCGACAAGACCAGCGGTCAGCAGCCCTACTCCTGGATTTCACGACGTTCCGTTGATCAGACGTCTATCAGTTTTGGGTCTGGAGCCGTTACCAGTTCATAAATTTGGTGAATGCCCCGCCCTTTCGGACGACATTTCCTAAGCCTTACGGCTTGGCACTCAATAATCGAACTTCCACTGTCATGAGTAGAGTGCTACTCAATGAGGTTCGAATGCTAAACTGCGAAAACTGTACTCTAGAACATGACGGCTCCTACGGGAGCGGACGGTTCTGTAACTCCAAATGTGCTCGTGGCTTCAGTACAAAAGCTAAAAGAACACAGATAAATCAAATTGTGAGCCGAAAACTTCAGGGTTATAAACCCGTTGTTTCTTTTCAGATTGGCCACAAATTCGTGGGACGCCCCAAACTTCTATCTTTAGAACAAACCCGTCAATTTCTTTCCCCCGAATATCGGGAAAATATGTCTCAAGTCCTAACCAAACACTACGCTCAAAAACTCCAAAAAGCTGCTAAAAACTGGTTAGCTGGAGTTCCTTTTCTTCTTTCTTCAAAAGGACGTAATCTTTGGTCCCTAAAAAGAATGGTTATCCTCATTAGAGGAAATCGTTGTGAAAATTGCGGTTGGTGTAAAATTCATCCCATCACCGGCAATGTTCCCGTACAACTGCATCATGAAGATGGCGATCACTCCAATAATGCTCCTGACAATGTTAAACTTCTTTGCCCCAACTGCCACTCACTTACTCCTAATTACATGGCACTCAATAAAGGAGCAACATGTCCGGGCAAACGTTATAATTAAAATGGTGTTCCCGGAGGGATTTGAACCCCCAACCTCATGGTTCGTAGCCATGCGCTCTGTCCAGTTGCGCTACGGGAACTAAAATCTGGTGCTCATGGCTGGATTCGAACCAGCGACCTTTCCCTTCGGAGGGGAATGCGCTTATTCCGCTGCGCTACACGAGCACATTAACCCCCTGAACCTTTTCGGCCTCGCTGCAGCGAGCGGTTTTCGGCTATCCGTCTGCCATTCTTGACCCGATAGGGAGTCAGAGCCTTAGTTCTGACCTGTGGAGCATTTCTGCTCCGCTTTCATCTCGCTCGGGTCAACACGAGCAATCTTGGCTGGCAAGGAGGGACTCGAACCCCCAGAGGCTTTCGCCACTGCATTAACAGTGCAGCCCGCTACCAATTACGGTTTACATGCCAACACTAAAACTTGGGGTGGCATCCGGGAGTTGAACCCGGCAGAAGACAGTTTCACAGACTGCTGGAACATTCCCAGAGTTCCCAATGCCACCACATTACAACTAAACTTTGGCAGGGGCGGAGGGATTTGAACCCCCAAGTTCCGTTTTGGAGACGGACAGTTTGCCGTTGAGCTTACACCCCTGTACTATCTCTGTTGGTTGTCTTTGGGAAACCCCTGTACTATCTCTGTTGGTTGTCTTTGGGAAACCCCTGTACTATCTCTGTTGGTTGTCTTTGGGAAACTCACTGACCGTTGGATGGAATCTTCATCAGGCACCCGAATCACTACCGAACAGAGAAAGCGATTACCGCTTTCGCCACTGGCGATTAGCTGGGTGTTTATGCCCGCCAATCTGATTCGTATTGTGCTGTCTGAAAATCATGTCAGTTCACTGTGAGCCTTTGCAGGTGCCGATTCGCACTTTACAAGTGTACACGACCTATCCTGTGGCTCATTTGCATAATACCTAGGTATTTGGAAAATCGGGTATGATTAGTGAAAAATAAACCGGGTCGTCCATCCAAGAGCGACCCGGCTCCCTACCTAATGGGTCATTGGCACCACCTTCTCAATATAAGCCTCAGCAAGATACCGACTCTTGAAGTCACAGATAAGGTTCGCGAGATCCTTGTTCATGGCAACACGCAGAGTCTTTCCCTTCCGGCGATCTATGAGAGCGTAGAGTCCGGTTAGGCTGTCTTGGCCTGGCCCGATTTCATTCCCGATTTTTAGAGTGATGCGTGCGAGTGTGAAGTTTGGATCTTCAGTGCACTTGATTGTATGTTCAGCCAAAGACTGACTGAACGTAATGCGGTGAATTTTGTCGTTCTTTACAACTGCCCAAGCCTTATCGTTTGGACAACCTTTGGTTGTAGAGCATACTCAACCACCAGTCATTGTTTTTTGCATTGTAGTTCTCCTTATATTAGTTTTGGTAAGCTGTAAATTTGTGATGCGCCCAAGAGGAGTCCATTCAAATCTTGGATGAATCCCGCTTGTTACAGCAATAAGTGCTGATACTGTCCCAGTCGGCTTAATGCAAGTGTGAATACCAAATAAAACTCGTAGAATCCAACCACGAATTTTATGGTATAGTCTCATATAGCCTTCAAATAAGCATCCGCTGTTTCTTTCCAAAATGCGTCTACTTTCCTCAATTCCTCTAGAACTTCTGGAGAATAAATGGCTTCCGTATAACCATCGCAATGTATACGATAGGTCGGGACATTTACGGCCAGAATGTCGCATTTGATCTTTACAAAAGGTTTAGCCAGCTGCTGCAAATCGGCTTGTATCGATTGCAATTTCTCGATAGATGGAAGGTGTTGTATCATAAATTTTTGGCGCACACGGCAGGATTCGAACCCGCACAGCTGGTTTTGAGGACCAGCGTCCTAGCCATTAAACGACGTGTGCGATCCGTGGATGTATCAAAGACCTTGGCAGGTTACAACGTCCGGTGGCAGACGCTACGGCGAAGCCGGACACCCACTTCAGGTCACTCTCCGCCCTTACGGGTTAGGAGCATCCACGGAATGTACAATCCGATTAAACATTAATAATTCAGCTGGAATCGGGCCGAATTTCTTTTCGTTAAAAGCCAATGGTCGTCCTTTACTCGTATCCGGAGGACCGAATAATTTCATATACTTGTCGTACAGCGGATCACGGAAGAGATCCACACAAGAATAACCGCTACGCCATAAACCAGGAAATGCTCGAACCGTGTTCTGCGTATCCAGTCTGAGCAATCGCATGTTATTTCGAACGGCCATTCGTAGAGCTTCTATCATGGCCTCCTGCGGCGTTTGGGCAATATACAAGCCCATGCCGATGGTGGACATACCAGCCTTTGCGTATTTTGGGCCTTTTTCTTCATCGCCTTGACAATAGCCGTAAAAAGTCAGGCCATAAGTTGGCCCGTTGTTCTTATTGTATGGCCCGAAATCTCGGATAGCGTCCAACCGGATCTTTAATTCATGCTTTACCGAGTTTGTATCCAGGCTGGATTACCGCAGACGCAACAGTTAACTCCTGCATCCGGGTTGATGGTCGTGGATCTCATAATTCAGTGAGTACGTTCTCCTTTTATAAAAATCTAAGAACTAATACAGTTAAAATTAGAGAACTAATTAAAAACCAATAACAACAATCTTCTAAGTGTTTGTGCCATTTGTACATTTGAATTCCTTTTTACCTTGTCTGAAGTATGCGCTCTTCAGCTTTCAGGTTCTCTTGAAGTGTCCTACTGATCAGAGTTCGCATATTTTGAACCACTGAAGTTCACGAGCTACTCGCTCATCGTGTTCTTTACACTGACGAGCACATTCTCGCTTCTAGCGTGGTGAATTCAGTTCCGTTCCTTTCCAATTTATACAACTTTGAGCAGATGAGTTTCCTTTATCGGAGCATGGTAGTAGGCTGCGATATTAGCTTCTGCCACTTTTTCCCTATCCAGAATAAACTGCTTCAATGCGAGATGGCATCTTCCGCGTGGATTATTGATTTCCACTCTCGGATGATTTCCAGCGCACATATCGCACATACGATGCATACAGCAGCCACAGAAATTTACTCGTTGCCTATTCGTCCTCGCCGTATGGATACAATCCGAAATGACGACAGCGGCGGTCAGTTCGGGTTTGTTTCCGCTGAGGCACATAGCATCGATAAATACTCCAGCCGTTAATGAGAGCGAAGACGATATTCATTCCCCACACCGCTGGCTGCTGTATTTCAATACCGCCAATAACGAAACAAATACTGCTCAAAAAACTCAGGATAAAACCTTGTTTCAATCTCTTGCGTCCCAGCATAATGTACGCTGCAAGGAGTAAGGCATCGGCAGCGTACATGATAGGTTGAGCCAGATTCATACAGCAACGACTTTTTCTTCAGGGTTGATGACTGAGCCCGTTTCGATTTCTTCATATTCGAAATTTCGATGGCTACGGTCTCTGAGCAACTTTTTTGCAGACTCACCGTTCCCGGCTTTGGCTTCGTCATACCACTTTTTCCAAGTCAGAGATTGACGGTTGTCCGACATGAAACGTTCAGCGCGTTCCTTGCAGTTTTTGGTTGCCGTGCATGCGCATGTACCATGATCCGCAGCGACGCAATATTCGTGGAGATCCCTGGAACAAGGTTTGCATTCTTCGGGAGTTTCGATTTCATCAAGATCGGCGTAGCAACCCATCTTGTCGATTTGCTGAAAAATCAGCAAGTAGGCGGCTAACTCTTTCCCGAGCGTACTGATGTCGTACATCTTGGAACTGGTTTTACGATGCCCGTAGATGAGAATGTTCATAGTGTCTCCATTGAGTAGTCAAGTTCTGGGGTGAAAACATTTTCTTGGCAAGACGATGGGCCTCTGCCATTTTGAATGCCCATGATTCGGTATCCCGTTTAGGGCCGTCTAAAGTCCACCATGCTAAGGGATGTTTGTTCACTCCATAAAATTCTACGGGAAGATCTAGAAAATCGGCTATCCCACTTTTGCGGTGGTCACGATGTTTTTCTCAACTTGAAGGAGAACACGGAGAGGGTCGTAATCGTGAACAATTTCTTTGGTGATGTTGTCCGCCTTGATGATGAGCGATTGATAGCCACAATCGGCAATTTGCCCAAGGACTTTGCCCAACGGCAAGCCGACGAATCTAGAAGGATCCTCAATGCGAAGGATGGTCATCTGTTTGCCAATTCTGCAAGAATATCGCAATGACAGGCTAGTGGTTTGCACCAACACCCAATCATCAAGTTTTCACCTTTCAACTCTTTTTCAATACGCGCTCGCAATTTAGGACTGCGATCTACCATGTCTCGGAATTTGGCGATGACTTCTTCACGAGTACCATCCGAACCTTCATGGTAAGGGTTACTCCATCCTTCGTCGTAGAATTCAGCGAAGGTTCGCCCACCGTAAATACAATCCGCACGGCCTTGTTGAAATGAAGATCTGCGAACGTGGACAACCGTGATCATCAGTTAATTGTATACTTGTAATTCTTAATCAGAGTGGCCAAATCAGAGTCCTCAGGCATGTCTTTACAAACAGGGCAAGCGGCAAGGTCGGCGGGTAGGATGCCATGGAAGGAATCTATGTGAACAATTTCAGCTATCCCTGTAGTTTGATTTTCCGCAAGGAGAAACCAAGCATCGGTTTGCTTCAGTTTCTCTCGGAACATCTCAATATCTTTAGGATTCATTTGGTAACAAGAGTGTTCGCGATGCATTCTGGTGGATTGTATTGAATTAGAGCATAGCCGCCGCGCAATTCTACACCAGTAAAGCCTTTTATGCAAAAATCGCCACCTTGGCCATGGTGAAATCTTATTAAATTCTGAGTAGCAACCAATTTTCCATTGGCCTCCGCTGCTGCTCGTTCTGCGGTTTTCAGGTCATCCTGTTCTTGTTGAGTCAATGGTTCTACGCAGAAAGTCGCGCATTTTGCATCAGGATTATTAAGAACCGCACAACAAAGGCTTGTTCCACCTGGATCTACAATAATAATGCCACTGCTGGGGAGATATGGATTTTCCAGTTGAATACCATTGCTGGGGACATATGGATACGGATTTGGATTTTCCAGTTGAATAGCCCAGCGGCATATTGGCAATTGCCCGTTCCTTACGATGTTGTTTGAGCCCTGTATCAATTGGCCGTAATCGGTAAGGCAAAGTGGATTGAGAACCTGAGCAGCGGCAAATTGGGCGACTAACAGAATAAGGAGTGTGAAGTATTTCATGCAGGTATAATACTGGAGTTCAATCGAGCTTGAATCTTTTCCCACGACAATTCTGTTGATCGTAGAATGAGAACCTTAACTGCATTTTGAGATGCTGCTCTAACTATCTTTTCTGAATCAGTTCGGATGAGATAATCGTTTTTTGGATCCAGAAACACATTGTACTTAGGTAGATAGAAATCTGGATAATAGCGATGCTGAATACCTTGTTCATCCAGCCAGAATAAACAGCCCGGTCTCGTCCAAGCTATCCCGTTCTTTTCCAAATCCGTTGCGACTTTAATTTCATAGGAAGAATGGAAATGTACCTTTTCTCCAGAAGCTCGTGTAAACCACAAATGCCGCCCACAAAATTGACCACCCAAATGGCGTTTGTGAGCGATGATGGAGAGTTTTCTTTTGGAGGCTTCAGTATGCCTCTTAGGACTGCTTGCTCGGCATAGATGAATATTTTGTTTGCCCAATTTCGTGGCGATGGTTTTCCAAGCAGAGCTGTGCACCCGGTATTCATGCCCTGCTCTGGCTTGAGAAGTAGAGAATACTTTTGAACAAAACTGGCAAATTACAATATTCTTGTAAGAAGCCTTTTCTCTTTCCTTCGCATTGCCGATACTCCCACAAGCCGTAAGGTGCAGTTTAATATTTGAACAAGATATCAGAGTTTGGCAAAGCGGACAAGGAGTTTTAATTACTGGCCTCATAATAATGGGCTTCGTAGTTCACTCTTTGCCGCTTACAGTAAGCTGGTACTCCCACTAGGATTCGAACCTAGATCATGCTCTAATCTGGAGCTTCCGGTTTATAAGGCCGTCGTGTTACCGTTACACCATGGGAGCAACTTGTCAAATTCTTGCTTAAATCTGGTACCCCAGAGTGGATTCGAACCACCACTGTACAGCTCTTAAGGCTGTCGTCTCCTGCCGTTGGACTACTGGGGCAATTCTGGAAGAGAGTGCGGGACTCGAACCCGCGTGCCCCATTTCTGGAAGCAATCGCTTTCGGGGCGATTTGCCATGCCTACTGACTACTCTCCAAATCTTGGCGGAATGCGGGAGAATCCAACTCCCAAGCCGCGTTTCTAGCGCAAGCGTCCCGTTTCAAGCGGGGTGGGCTTGTCCATTGCCCAAGCATTCCAAAACTGGCGGTGAGTATGCGATTTGAACGCATGACACTCTTACGAGTGTGGTAGCTTTCCAAGCTACTGGATTAAACCAGGCTCTCCCAACTCACCTTTAAAATGGCGGAGATGGCAGGTGCTGACCCTGCGTGCCCTCTTCCGAGGAGCTTCGGTTTAGCAAACCGACGGATTTACCGTTCTCCCACATCTCCCAACAAAACAAAAGCCACCAGATTTTGTCTGATGGCTTTCTAACTTTTGCGTACCTTCTAAAATGTCTTAGATGCACACGCCAGCGCCATCAGCTCCAGAGGAGCTACTAGATGACGAAGATAAATATATGCGTGTCATGTTTTGTTTAATCCTGCTTGTATAATACTACGTAGTGGTAGAAATCGGTTATATTAGCGATTCTCTTCTACCAACATCGCCCACTTGCGTGTCGTTGTGGTCGTGAAACCTTTCAAATTCTGCGAATTAAATTGACTTCCAAATCATAAGTGTATAGAGAAAGCAGGAGAAAATGCCAGGAACAATATTGTTCATTCTTGGATTAATTATTCTATTGTCAGCGTGTTTATGGGCAATCAACAAGATTGCTCCCGAGCCATTTAAGACTTGGCTGACAGTAATTGTTGTTGTGTTGGTCGCGTGCTGGCTTGCAGCCATGCTGATGGGATACACAACTGGACCGATTACACTGCACCACGGCCTTGGAGCAGGTTTGCTGCAAGTGCTGAGTCGATAGTTCTCAGCTAGAAAAATTTAAAATGCCGCCTTTTATAGGCGGCATTTGTTTGCTACCTGAAGCGTCATCTTCCCTCCATTCATATACTACGCAGAAGGACAAGAAACGGCTAAACGGCCTGAACCTCTGGGATGTCGTTCATGTCAATCTCACTCCAGTAACCACCAGTCCCAACCCAGATGGCTCTGGGATTGAAGCCCGTGTTTGTTCTTCCATGTCTGGCTTGGTAGGCCACTTCCGCTGCATCAGGAGTGTAGCCGTTGAGGACGTGGTGAACTTTTACTCTGAAAGTGCGTTTTACGGGTGATGTTTCTCCTCGGTGGAATATAACGGCTCCTTTTGGGATGGTGATTTCATCACCGGGTTTAATCGGTAGATTTTCTACATAGCCCTTGAGTTCCATTGTTCCCTCCATTCACATACTACGGCCTAGAGAGAAGAAATGGCTATTGGGGGGGATGGTTGGATGATAGGGTCTAACACGACCTTCTAAGTTCTTTATTCTCATGTACTTATCCCATTCACACAAACAATTGTTTTCGTCTTGCATATGCATAGGAATTTTAATAAAAGGCTTCAATTCCAGCATCTTCTTCTGCCAGTTATCTTCACGCCAAGGAGAATTTTTATCTCTTCCAAACACACGATTCAGACCTCTCTCGCTACCCGGTCCTGGCACTGCAAATGTTTCCCAATCCGGAGCGTCTGTGAGTTGGACGTACTTCAAATCGGCAATTACCTGTCCGGTGTAAAAAGAACCCATGTATTTAAAGGATGACAAACGATCAAAGAAGCTTCTTAAGGAGTCGCCTTCACGTGGACGAATTTCCTCTCGAGCAGCCCAAAGGGGATCGAGGATATACTTGACCATATTGTCGGCTTTGTTACCCTTGCGTCCTTGGACAAGGAGCTGGTATGCTGTATCATAGCACTTTAAACCCTTCTCTTCTCGATAGGACATAGTGTAGAAGAAATGGTCAGGATTCCAGGGAACCGGGTAGCCAAGAGCACCCATGCTTGCAGGCCAATTCAGAACGCGGCGAGCAATAACTAGGGCGAACCAGAGATCAGGATCTTCTTTATGAGGTTCTCTCCAGTTAGTGGCAATCCATTTTGTACCCCGATCTTTTTCGCGAAAAATGTTGCAAAATTTGTACTGTTGGAAGATCGGATCATCTGTCCAAGGACGAGGTTCCCCGGCTTCTTTCTTTATGCGGATGCGTTCGCGCTCTTCGATGAATTTATTGAAGGCATCGATGCGTTGTTCTTGTTCTAAAATGGGATTGTTCACAACTTAAAAATACTACATCATCGACAATTTTCAGCTATCTGATTCTAAATGAGGGCTTCACATGGAGTTTCTGGCAGAATTCTTAAAGAAGGGTGGGATATTCAATCCTCGCCCCGCAATGCGAAGTAGAGAAGAACGCAACACTCGCGATGCTCTAAAACTTCATAAGGAACTGATGGATCAATATGTCGCTCAGGGTATGCCTAAAGAAGAAGCGTCTCGTAAAGCCTTCGATGATGTGAAAAACAAAAAAGCTCAAGGATATGGTGGCCCTGGTGGTGGCTACTTTTCTAATAGTCCCATCAACCGTGGGAAACCTTGTGAATCCAACAATCAATCTGTTGATAAGTATCTATTAGACTTACAAGGAACCCCTGAAACCGCTGGCGTTACGTTGACTCCCGTCGGTGCCCAAGGTACACAGGGACACAAAGCTCCCTGGCAAGTCTATCATGATTATCCTCTGTCACGTAAGCCTTGGAAGGTGTATGACCCAGCGAAGGATCCCTCTCTCATGAATAATCCTAATCGCCGCCACGTTGGCCCTGCTCCATTGCCTAGCGAAAAGATGAATATGGTGGGAAAGAAGATTGCTGCGGGAGAATGGTACGAGTGCCCCGATTGTAATCACAAGCAGAATCATAACACCTCCTGTGAAAAATGCGGTAATGCATGCGGTATTAAGAAGATTGCCTTAACAGGGCTTTGGAATGACATTCGCAATCCAAATTCGGAATCGCCGCAATCTATGTTACTACAGAGGCCAGACAATTCTACTCAGTGTCCGACTTGTCATGGAGGGTTGACCCGACGTTACAATAAAGACAATCGAATCGAGAATGTCTGCACTCGATGCGAGTATGACCCACGTTCTACACCAGAGTTACAACGTTCGGCTGCATCACCGTCTAAAGAAGATCTTAAGCAGCTTCCTGATGATCCTCGTCCAGGTGGTACCGGAGATTACGATTTCTACAAAGCTGATCCGGGTTCACCAGCGGGTGTAGAAGAAGAGAAATTGATGCAACAATGGGGAATTCGCGGAGGTTTGACGGCGTCATTCTTGCGCACAGGAGCTAAAACCCATCGAACTTGTGCCCTTTGTGGCCATCAATATAGTTCCCACACTAAGTGGGGTTGTGCGGGAAATTGTGAATGTACACCAGAAAAATTCGTTCCATCTGGAGGTTTGACGGCGTCATTCTTACATAAAGCGGGTAAAGAACCTTCTTACATCCGGGATATGATGAATGTAACTCACGGAAAATCAGATGTTAAGAAAATGTATGCTTTAGCTGTAAAGCATGGTTTTAAGCCTGATGAGAACGAAAATTTAAAATCTTGGAAAACTTATGATCAGGGTGCAATTTTCAAATTCATAAATTCTGCGGGAGACATACTCCATATAGGAATCGGGAGCTGGTCCCTAGTTTGGGCTAAGGATCGTGAAGGCCGTTCTTTGGATTGGGATTTTGAAAAAGATGAAGAACTTAGTGATAAAACTTGGAGTGAAGATCCCGATGATTTGAAAGACCTTCTAACTGGTAAAGGAAGTAAACAAACCAAAGTTGATGATAAAGGACTGCCACTAGGGTGGTCAGAAGCGTGGGATGAAGCCGCACGTCAACTTCCTAATGGAGATACCACCGAAATAGTATCTTTAGCTAGAAAAATCTTTAAAAAGAAGACTGGTGCAATCTATGTTCATGCGGAGCCAAAATACGGCCTTCGCTGGCAAGAGTTTGATAAGAATGATCGTGTGACTACCAAGGAGAAATGGTTCACTTCAGTGGAGTTGCGTGAGGGCTTTGCTAACAAGGCAGAATCTAAGGACAACTTTAAAGAGTTCTCTGAATGGTCGGATCCTCGTGAGGAAGCCCCAAACGTCGAGTCTCTCGCTCTCAAACATCAGAATCACGATGGCATGTGTAATTTGAATGATCCAGTTTGCAAAGCTTACATCGACATGAGAGTCGCTGATCCCGGCTGGTGGCCGGGTAGGACAAGTTCCTCCAAACCTAAGTGCCCTCACTGCGGCTCTACGGAGTACGGTTTAATGCCCACTGATTTTGAGACAGCTAAGTGCAGCAAGTGTGGGAAGAATTGGGAGATAGGAATTGTTAAGGGAGTCAATGGCTCTAAGCACAGAAAACGAGCAGGTCAATGGGGCGCTCGTTCCTGGGACAGTGATCAGGTTCATGACATTCTCGACGATCATCGTCCGAATGGCGATATGAAATCACAGGGCTTTGATGAACCAGTTCCAGAGGATCAGGTTCCCGCTTGTATTGAAGCAGCTCTCAATGCGGATGGTCCAATTTTTGTGGGCGTTATTGTATTCTTAGTAGAACATAGAGCAGAAGTTCCTCAAGACATTAGAGAAGCAGCCATAGGGAAAGCTCAGAATGAGTTAGACCCTCGGCAACTTCAAGAGTGGCAGAATCCAGAGGAACGCAAAATTGCTTTGGAACGGGAGATTCGATTACTGAGCAGTGTTTCAAGTCAATCCCCTCAGCTCAATCCAACTAAACACCAAGACCCAAAGTATCGATTCGAAGAGCGTGTCACACGTTTGATGAAAACCAAAGGCATGACCCGTGAAGAAGCCGAGGAAACCGTGAAATCAGTCATTCAAGAGAAAGAGGCGGCAAGCACCAAATTGGAATGCTGCGGCTCTATCACAGGATTTCATAAACAAAACTGCCCGGTGTACAGCGCAAATGTTGACAAGACTTTAAAGCAACTGGAAGCTATTCCTAAGAGAGCGGGTCACCCGCTTCGCTTCGGGGTTCCTACGATAGATGCAGGAGCTGTTGCCGCTATGTTGCACCAGAAGGGCTTGAGTAATTTCATGGTGGAAGAGGGTGATCCGCCCGGTGCTTCTTATTTTGAGTTCAAAACTCCACAGGAACGCACAGCAGCACATGAATTGGTCAAGGCGAATTTTAAATCACAGATTCAAGCTGGTAAAGGACTTTGGGCAATCTGGGCTATGCCTGAAGGCGAGGGTATCACTAATCCGCAGACTCTGTATAGTTCTCTTCAAGGAGAGTATTGTGGCGTGAAAATAAGTAACTAATTCCTGCTCCTTCCTCGTAGTATACAAATGGAGGAAACAATGAGAAAACTTCTCAGCAGGGCTCGGAAGATTCGCCGCCAAAGCTGCCAATGTCGTAAAGAATAGCAAAGTTCCACATGCCTTGGTGGGTGGGGCAATTGCTGGAGCAGTGACCGAATCCGTTATCGGTGGGGTTGGTGTAGCGGTTGTAGGAACCGCATTCGCGGCCCCGTTAGTTCTAATCGGAGCAGGACTCGCCACAGCCGGGTACGGTTGCGTTCTACTCGGGCAGAAAATGGCTCAAGCATGAGGCTACTCGCTGTTGTTTTAGCGGTTATCATGTTGTCGGCACTAGTGATGCTTGCCCACTTTATCTGGTCCAAAATTATTTCTCCGGCGACCCTGGCTTTAGACAAAGTCATGAAAAACGTAGCCAATCGGGAGAAATCCCAGTAATACAACTTATGCCAGATATTACCCTCACCGTTTGTGATACTTCTCCGGCTGAATTCGGGCATTCCCTGAATTCTAAGAAGAATCATCTCTGTGAGTTAAATCCCAATCTTCTATCGATGAAAATCGTAGCCCTGGATTGGGATTCTCCAGAAGAAGTTGAGAAACTTCTTAAAGTAGTTCAGGATCGTTGGACAATGTTCCATCCTCGCAAGAAGAATTTAATAGTGGATTGGGACACTATAGAAGGACTTCAGAAGGCTGCTCGGAGTTTACAAAGTCGGTTAGCGAATTTCTGGAAGAGTAAAAATCGAATACAAAAAGGAGAAATTTTAGAGGCTTGCTTTACCATTCTCGGGACTGATATTTCAGCCGTTTATAGCGATTTGCAGTTAGACCCGGAAGAGAAGTTCTATGTTTACGCCCATTTGGATACTTCTCATAAAATAGCCGTGAAGAAAAATGCCATCACTACGTTCGCGGCCACACTGGGTTTAGATTTCTTTCCTTTCTACATCGGTAAAGGTGTCGGGGATCGTTGTTTTGACACCAACCGTAACGAGACTCATCGAAAAGTATCCCAGAGGCTCCGTGTATTGGGGAAAGAGATCAAGGTTGCAAAAATTAAGACAAACTTGTCAGAACTTGCCGCTTTGTCTTTAGAATCTAAGTTAATCGATGTGTTTGGTCTTTTGCCTAATCGAGGCTATTTGACTAATTTGGATGAAGGAGTACGTCCACAAGAACGGCGCAATCTCTACAAAACCGCCTTCCAAACCCTTAGAAGTATGAACAACATTTACAGTTTTGACCCCGATCGGAGTCAAATTTCTGCAAAAAGTCAACAAACAGGCTGTGCGGACTCGAGGGCAGACTCGACACCTCCACCAATACCATCGTTGCAACTTGCGGGGGTGAACTAGATTTCGACGGATGGCGATGCTTGTTGAATACGATCCGGAATGCTGTGGCCCACCGTAACGGGACACGGAAAACTAAATGCAACGGCAAAACCGCTTGCAATGGCTGCAGCAGCATAAAAACTGCTAATTCCACGAGGATTTGAGCGTACCTGGGAACAGAAGGGCAGGGAAACTTGCTCAACGCTCACTTGATTAAGAGCGGTTCGGTGAGTGCTTCGCCCAGAAATGGCTTGAGCATTGACCAACCGCTCTTTTTCTTTTACCAATTTCCGGGACTTTCCAAAGTATATGTAGTAGGAGAGTCGTATGTCCACATGTCCGGTATGTAACAAAGAAATTGGCTATCCTCTGGCACGCCAGAAGATGTATCAGCATTTGGTTCAGGGTGAGCAGTGGAACGAAAAAGATGCAAAAATTTGGTGCGAAGAAAATATTCCTGCCACTGCCCAGAAACCCCTTCAGGCTTCCCTCCTTGGCCTCATAGTAGCAGCAATCGCAGAACCTGAAGACGTCCCCGAAACTGACATCCCGGTATGGTGCTATGATATAGGTGAAGAGGAATCTCCTCTTGATCGTTACACAATCATATTCATTGAGACAGGACATGAGGCTGCACGCGGTGGCTGGGTGTATGACGCTCTGGCTGCGGGGCCAGGTGTCAATCAACATGTTGAAGCCAAGGCTGGTGATCATCTGGGCAAGAAGATTTCTATCTACGCACTTCCCGAGTACATTCAAGAACAGGTTTTCCGTGAACTTGAGACAATGAATCCTACCCCAAAAACAGAGCGTGGCGACCCTTCTGAGCCTCCCGGACTCCATGAGTTTGAAGGTGCAAGCACGAAGACCGCAGACGGTATTCAGAATGAAGTTGCTATGGCTGGAGCAGCTGTGGATGGTTCCATGATCACCATGGATAGCACAGCTACAGCCCCAAAATCACCTGCAGAGCATAAGCAGCATGAAGCTCCTCCGCACGCCGAGGATCGTACTGATACTAAAATAGGGGCAAATTCTAGTGGCCAACCAGTTGATAGCGATCAAATTCTCCAGAATTGGGGAGGTAATAATTTCTTCGTTGCTGTTCCTCGCGGAGGGGACCCAAGTGATCCCAAGACTCCTGCAATAATGTACACAGATGAATGGGAACCAGCTTCTGAACATACACCTGAACAATTAGCCAAAGTCTTTACACCCAAGGGTCGTTTTGAATTTTACCTCACTAATCAGAATTTTAAGCCGATTTTCGCTGGTGAAGGGCGTTTAGATCAAGGGGCGAAATTAGTGGACAAGTATGAAGCGGCATTTCAAAAAACATATGGTTCATCTATGAGTGAAGGGATTCATAAAGAAGAACCTCCCAAGACTGATAATTCCGAAGCGAAAGGTGTGCATATCGGGGCGTCGCAAGCAGAAATTTTGAAGGCGTTTGACCATCTTCTGAATCTTTTGTATGGTACAAGTCCAAATGAACTTAGTGAAGAACAACGGAAGGATTTATTTGTCTATGTTCGCAAATACTTAAAGGAGTCTCTGGGCCGTTTAGGGATAAATTGCATTG